GCATTCATCTTGTCACGAATGCTTGCTGGTTTTTCGTCCGGCGCATTACGTCGTCGGCTAAATTTAGGACGACTCCCAGCTTTAGCGCCCACTTGCGAGGCTTTGTTTATTCTTTTCAGCAAGAAGGCGAGGTCTGTATAGGTAAACCGCGCGAATTCTTTAGAAAAGTGCTTAGTCATCAATTGGCGGAACTGACCAATGAACTCTTTGATCCATCGTTTTAGTTTTTGTCCGACATGCTCGCTGGCTTTTGCCTCATTCGCATGAGCAATAAACTCATCCACTAGCGTTCTGATACGCTCCTCGGCGGTCACTTTGCCGTTACTGTACTTAGCGTCTTCAGAGACAAAGTACTGATCCATATTAAAGCCAAGCTTGGCGGCGCGCTTCTTAATCCCCTTAACGCCGTCCATCTTGATCCAGATATCACGGTAAGCGGTTTTCATGTCTTTACCGTACATCGCCCAGCCCCCGTAGTGCGCGGCCTCGTGAAGCACGACTTGATGCAGTTGTGCTACACTCATAATTTGCTTAGACATCACATACACGGTGTCTTCAAATAGGATGCCTTCTGCCTCATGAATATCAAACCCATCAAGCTTCGCCTGCTCTTTAATGTCGTACTTGAGCGTTTCCGGATCAAAGACCGTTTGAAACTTGACCTTAGCACTCAAGTTGAGGAGCTTCCGGAGCCGCGCTACTTCCGAAACAACGAAATCATGATCAAGGGGCGTTTCCACCCGCTCGGCAATAGTGTCTCCGTCGGAGACTGCACTACTTCTACGGGAGAAAACCGGAGCGCGCCGGTTAAACCCAAGCGCCTCTGATTCTTCGGAAACAACACCTGCAGGTGTTGTTTCTTCAACCGCCTCCTCATCAAACGCTTCAATATCATTATTCACTTGCTCAAGTCGTTCAGACTTTTCTTGCAAGTCGGTCTCATACTGGAACTCTGAATTCAATAATGACTGTAGGTTCTTAACCTTCTGGTTTGTTTCGTCAAGGTGTACGCTTAACTTTTCAGGGTGGCGATTGATCAAACCGGCCGCGTTTTCAATCTGACGAATCACGCCCACGGCGCTAGGCTTATCATCCATTCGTAAGATGACCGTATCAAAACGATAAGCGTCGTTTAATACGCCCTCGGCCTTACTACTATGGCCCACGTCGATACTGACTTGATCGCCGTAATAAGCGCGCATAAACACATCATAACCACCGATATTGCCGACCTTTGTCGTTTCCGCCTGCTTATTCGTGGTCGCGATCATTGCGAGATCCAACAGCTCATCACCGGCTTTCTTTCGATCTTTAAAACTCGCGCCGTCAATCGTGGCTTTGAATTTATCCCCTTTGGTTTCTTGGTACTGTTGTGCCAGCGCTTTAAACGGTTTTTGGGCGGCGGTTAGTCGTGCCACGGTTTCTTTAAGATTAACAATACCCCCACGCGCATGAAACCGTTGGTTAATGTGGGCTTCTTTCAAAGCTTCCAGCTTGCGCACTTCTGCCTCTAAACCGGCTTGCTCCAACAATAACGGATTACCCGACGCGAGTGCTTTGGCCATTGCCATTTGGTTAACGGAGTCGCTGACATCTTCCATGGTATCAATGGACAGGTCGCCGCTCATGATCTGATCGATCATCGTTTGCTTAGTCTGGTTTAGCTGCCACATGAAGGCGTCAATGGTGCCTTCGGTCGCATACGCCACTAACTTTACGGCCTTACCCATATCCGCGTTCTTATTGCCCTGACGGATTGCACGGCCTTCACGCTGTACGATATGCGCCGGTAAATAATCGACATCCAAATGATGCAGCGCCACTAAACGTTGCTGAACGTTCACACCGGTGCCCATATTCTTTGAGCCGCCAATCATGATTCGTTTCACGCCGGTATTCATATCACGGAAAAGCTTTTTCTTTTTATTTGAATTATTCGCCTCTTGTATAAACGCGATTTCCTTTTCGGGGACGCCTTTCTTAACTAACTCTGTGCGAATGTATTCATAGATATTAAATCCGCTCGCCTTCGCTAATTCAGTAAAGATCAATTGTGCCGATCCTTTCAAGACTTCGGGTTTGCCTTTGATGGCGTACACATCGTCAGAAGTAGCGTGATACTCTTTGGCCACCTCATCGATGAGTAAATCGATTTTACTCGGCCCCGTCTGTTCACGCCCCACCATGCGCATATCATAAGCCGCTTTTCGGCCATCTGTGATGATCACTAGGGTATTATCTTCGCCTTTTTTGGCTCCGCCTTTTTTGTTTTCTAAGGCCTTAATACGTGCGCCTAACTCTTTCTGAAATTGCGCCAATTCTGGCGTGCGCTTCGTCGTCAACATCTGACGTGCGCCGGTTTCGATTTCAGGCCGCTTAATGGTTAGTGACTCACTCAGGGTTTTATTCGATACGATATCGGCAATACGCAAGAAGTCACGGAGTAGGGCAGGTATGCCAACAAACCTCGCCAAACGGGTCACCGGCTTAAAACCGCCGCTCGCTTGCATTTCTAATTCCGTCACGGTATCAGCGAACGTCGCTGACCACGCATCAAACGAAGAAACTTTACCGGCTTCAAGTGCGTCGGGCTGTAGATAACGTTGAATGTTAAACACTTCGCCCAAGGTATTCGTCACCGGCGTACCACTCATCAACACCAAATTTTTGTTTGGTTTGATGCTGTTCAGGTAACGCGACTTCATAAATAGATCTTGCGCGCGTTGCGATCCGCTAGAGTCCACGCCTTTAGTATTGCTTTGATTAGTCGGGAAGGGGATCTTCTTGTGGTGATGCGCTTCATCGACAAAGACAAAATCAATGCCTGTTTCCTGAAAAGTGATCCCTTTATCTTTCTTACCTTGGTTATTCAGTGCGACTAACTGGTTATTGAGCGACTCAATTTGTCCCTCAACCGTTTTCCGGCTTGCGCGATCTGCTTCATCGATACTTTCAAGGGTCTCTTGGTATTCTTTTAGCTGGCCATTTATATAATCGGTCACAAACTCATCCGACATCGGGATGGTTTCAAAAGATTCATGCGTCATGATAATGGCGTCATAATCATTGTTCGCTATTTTGGCGAGGAAACGACGACGGTTCTTCTTATCTAGCTGACGTTCATCTGCGACTAAAATATTCGCATCCGGATACGCGTCTAATAACTCGGTCGCAAACTGTTTAAGCGTTGACTTGAGCACAACATACGTCGGCTTTTTCGCCAAACCAAGGCGTTTTAATTCCATACCGGCCACGGTGGAGGCAAGCGTTTTACCCGCCCCCACATCATGCGCCATGTAAGTATTGCCGGTTTGCAGAATGCGCCACACGACATCTTTCTGCCACTTGTGCAGCACATACTTGCTCGATAAACGCGGTAACGTTAGGTGGTCGCCATTGTACTGCCGTGGCACCATGGTATTGAAGTCGCGATTGTAGATCTCATGCAACTGCTCAGAGACTTCAACATTATTGAGTGCCCACTTTTCAAACGCAGCTTTAAGCTCTTGGATCTTTTGATTGGCAGCAGCAGTTTCCGGCTTATTAATTACCGTCGCGCCTTTCTCGCCACTCGGATCGGAATCACGGATCACTACGGTTTTCTTATTCAGTGCGGCAGATAAAAGTTTATGTGGGCTCATTCTTCCGGTGCCGAACTTACCCATTAATGTTTGGCCGGTCACATCCCAACTGGATTTATCACCCTTGATAAAACTCGTTACCGTGCCCGTAAGCCCAATGGTCTCTTTCGCAAATTCCTCAACGATCGTCGCCGGAATCCAGTGCGCGCCTAAGTTCATCGGTATACGTGAGACCGGCATATCGTCAGGTTGCACCGATTCTAAGGCTTCAACGTTCCGGCCATAGGTCTTATCATCTTTCGCCGCTTTCTTCGCCAAATAAAGCTTTTGTTTTACGTTGCCAGATAAGTAATCATCCGCCGTCACATAGCTTTCGGTTTCCGGATTAAGGTAAGCGGCTTCACCTAGCTCGGTCAATACGTCTTCTAAAGGTTGGTTGTACTTCTCAATCAAATATTCGATATCCAAGAATCCGCGCTCATTGAGCGTGACATTCATCGCGTCGGCGGCGGTTTCAATGGACGTGCTGGCGTTGCGATCGATAATCTTTTTGGTAAAGATGTCGGCCTTTTCACCGGTGTTCGTGGTGGCATCATAATGTTCAATACCCGCAACACGATAGGCTTCTGGATCAAGATCCAAGGCGGATAATACCGGCTCGCGAATCATTTCAACGCCATCTTTACGGATGGTGGTTTTAGATTGATTGATCGGGCCGTGTTTTTTAACAAAAGCCTCATATTCTTTACTGAGTGCTTTCTGTGCGCCTTTCCAATCCCCATCGCTAAACTGTTCGGCATAGACCTTCATCACCGCATCACGCATCGGAATGTAGTCACGAATAATTTCAGCTTGCTTCTTAGTGAGTCCGGAACGCTGCTCGCCCCCTCTCACTGGCACCGACTGACCAAAGCCGTCACGGATAACACGAATATCACCTTTGCCACCGACATAAAACGAGTCTTCTTTACGCTTCGGGCCAAAATCATACAAGCGTGCGCGCTCATCCAATTCTTTCACGGTCGGATTGCGTTCAACCAAATTACTCGGCAGTTTTGCCACTGCCTCTTTGAGCAAGGTGTTGATGTTTCCTGTTGGCGCGACGGTGTATTCGTTGCCTCCAAACCGGCTACTGGTTAGACGAGACTCACCCAAAATCATGTCCGGATTGCTCGCAAAGTATTGATTGATCTTAGCGGTGCCATCGGGTGTGCTGATTGTTCTCAAGCCCTGCCAAGTGTGGCCGCCGTCTACTTTTTCTTTCTCACCCTTTTCATTAAATCTTTCCGGCTTCTTCTGAAAAAATAGAATATCGGTCACTACTTCGGTGCCTGCACTGGCTTTAAAAGCAGTTTGTGGTAAACGCATCGCCCCTAATAAGTTCGCTTTGTCTGCCAAGTAATCACGCGCAGCGCTATCAACTTTATCCATCGTGCCTTTGCTGGTCACAAATACCGCTAAACCACCGGCTTTCACGGAGTCTATTTGTTTGGCAATAAAGTAATCATGCAGCTTAAAGCCGAGTGCTTTGTACTTAGGATCACTCTTGACGGTAATACTCGCGAACGGTGGATTGCCGATCGACAAATCAAAGAAGTTTTCAGGTAAACCAATGCGGGTAAAGTCACCATGAATAACGCTGGCGTTAGGGTAGAGCGCTTTACCAATAGCGGCACTTATGCCATCCATTTCAACGCCCACGTACTCCATGTGCATTTTCTTCGGTGCGAGCCCAATAAAGTGACCGGTGCCTAATCCACCCTCAAGCGTCATGCCTCGTTTAAAGCCCATATTGCCCAATGCTTTATAGATGGAATCAATCACTGCCTTGGGTGTGTAATGCGCGTACTGAGTACTACGTGAAGCCGTGGTCAGTTCTTCTGGCGTTAATAGCTCACGCATTTCATCGTATAAGCCTTTCCATGAACCGGACGGCTCGCCTTTAGTCGGAAAAAGGTTGTTGGCTAAAGCACCGGCTCCCCAACCGGTGTATTTTACAAGCTGGGCGCGTTCGGCATCTGAGGCGGGTCTGTTTTCTTTTTGAAGTGTTTTAATAATGCCAATGGCATCGAGGTTAGCACGGGCTTTTTCGAGCGGTTTACCTTCGCCAAGCTTGTCTTTGCTCGTTATGCGGTAGTTTTCTGATATAGGAGTGTCACTTCTTCCAGTATCTGGCTTAGCTCGATCTCCGTTGCTTGATTCGCTGCTTGCTGCATCGCTTGTGTTCTTTCCAGCGTCGTTGGATTCGTCAACGCGCGCACTGCTACTGTTGCTGCTCGGCTTGCCACTTCGCTTACCTGTTCCTGATAGTCCCACAACATCACGTCCAGATCCCCCGATTTCATCAGTGCCTGGTACTTGCTTGGATTCAGTTCTTTGATCGTTTCGGCTATCGTTGTTTGGATCTTTGACATGCGCTTTATCCTTAGTAATCTGGCTCTGTTGAACCTTACTACTTTCTGTTGGGTTTGTCTTTAGGATCTCATCAGCCAATACTTTTCGAGCATCTGCATAATCCTGATTGCCATAATCGAACTCGATGAGTTCATGGATTCGATCTTCACTGATACCGCCATTCAATGCGGCTTTAACCGCTCCGGAGACTTCGGGGTATTCATCCGTTAATCGCTTCTCTGGTGTCGCATCGGCAAAGTTATTGGCCATAAAGAAAGAGTAAGCAAAATTCTCAGGGGTTTTACTGCGCGCATTCTTGGTCGCAATCGATTTACCGCCATACTTTGCGTGCATCTTACTGCCCATCACGGGATCAACCGGTGCAAGTGGCAAGTCAGTATTGAACTTACCCCAAAGATAGGTTTTCTTGGTGTAGGCATGGCCAAACTGCCACGGGTCAAAATTCATGCGCGCATTGGGTAAACCGGTTAACTTTTCAATGCGTCCAATCGGATTTTCAAGCACCCAAAACTTAGGGTCGATGGCTTCGATCGCTTCCAAGGTTGCGATCACCAATTCTTTACTTGCTTCGGTTCGGCCGTCTGCATCTTTTGGCGGATAATGACGTGCGCCGGCATTAGAAAAGTCAGTACACGGACACGCGGCTAAAATGCCATAGATTTCCCCTTCAATGCCGAGTACTTCTGATAAATATTCATGGTTTAAATCTAGGATGTCATGCCCGTTCTGAATGTCTAACGGGATAACGTTGTAGCCAGCATCAGCATAAGGTTGGCCCCACATACCGGTGTAATCAAAAAGAGAGAGGATTGTTCGCTGACTGTTCTCGCGGTGTGTCGCTGAATCTTCACTTTGTGCAATGGCATGAGAAACCCATTGATCGCGCACCATGATGTCTCTGTCAAGCTCAAGCCACATCGCGTTAGCGGCGGCACGCATTTTGTCATAAGCTGTATCTGAATCTTTATGTTTCACAATCTCTTCACGAAACTTAACTCTCGCCTTTGGCTTTTCTAAGAGTAAGCGGGGAGCTTCGGTGAAGCGATTATTATAATTTGATCGAATTCTGTATGTATTATTTCTGGTAGAGCCGTTGGCTTTAGATACAGGCTTCCCCTCGTCGTTAAGCAATTCAATGATGATACGTTCGCCGCTTGCTGGGGATTTATAACCTTCGCCCCGCATGTCGGCTTTAAGCTCTGCGACCACCTCTGAACGAGCTTTTATTTCCCATACTCCGTACTCTAAGCCTACCGGCCTCTCTGGCGGTTGTAATATTTCGCTTTCATTCACGCGCTTAGCATTGAGCACCAAGTTTTTAGGCGAGGTAAACAAATCAACACGGGAATTAATTATTTCTGCAAACGCCTTCTTATCGATCTCAAGTAACTCGATACCCTCATCTAGAACAGCGTGCTCAATGACTTCCCCTTCAAATGCGGGGGAAAACTTATTTTTATGGTCAAGCGGCTTGCCTTCATTGCCTAAATGCTCCGGTGCGGTGCCTTCATTCTTGGCGACGGATTGTGTCGCTTTGTCTTCAGCACCAATAGGATTAGTCTTTTCCCACGCTAAAAGCTCTTTGTTTGAGGGGGCGGTGCTATGGCTTCGTGAATCGCCAATAACCTTGCCGTCTGCATCAGCTTCTGCAACGACGACCGTCCACTTGTTATCATCACCACGCTCAAAGCTAATCACTTTGTCTTGGCCAAAATATGACTTCACAATGCGATCGGGTTTGAAGTAGTTTTCAAGACGATCAATAGTTTTATGGAGCTTAGGCTTAGCTTTTTTCTTTAGGCTAGGCTTGGGTTTATCCGAAAGTTGTTCGGAACTTTTAGAAAGAGATCTAGGCTGTGCGGGGCTTGCTTCATCATTCTCTAGGCCAGCCTTAGGCTGTGAGTTCGGCCTAGAGTTTGGTTTGCCCTCTACTTGTCCGTTGCTTCCACTTGATCCTTGTACCGGTGCGGATGTGTCTCGATCCTTTTCTTTAGCTGAAAGTACTTCTTGGTTCGTTTCGATAATTTTGATTTGTGGTGTTGTGCTTTCTTTCTGAACTTGTCCATGATTCACCTCATCAACTTTGGTTTCATTCTTGTCAATTGCATGGTTCTTGGATGCAAGCGAAAAGCCTAACTCGTAAGCGTGACCCTTCGATCGGTCGGCCGGTTTACCGTCTTTACGATCGCGATGACCTTGTTTGAATCCTTCAACGGATGATTCTGGCTGTACGCTAGAAGGATTTACACTTTTCCACGTCGCAACATCCTTCTCGATGTCAGGATAACGGTTGATATCATCAACAAATGCTTTCAGCTTTTCGCCGGATCGTTTCTTAGAGTACATCCACCCTTGGTGCTTACGATTGAACGAGCCGCCAAGTGCTTGTAACTTTTCTTTATGAACTTTCGTTTCACCTTTCACTAGATAGGCTTTTTCTGAAAAATCAATCAAGTCTAAGGTAGTGCTATTCTGCGCTACATCTTGCGGTTCCTTTTGCGCTACTTCTGTAGTGTCTTTTTGCACTACTTCTGCCGCGCTAGATTTTAATGGCAGTGTGCTTTTAGAATAATAGGGCTTCGTGGTATCCGCTTTTTTGATCCATGCACCCAAGCCTTGCTTAGTGGCGAATTGCATATCACCAATGCCTTGCCAGTCTTTATCGTATGATGATAAGTAAGCGGCTTTGGCTTCTTCAGCGGTCTTGAATCCCGACATGATTTTATGTTCGTCAAACGTCCCATCGTTCGGGTTGATTTGATCGATCACATAGAACTTATCGACTTCAGGGTTAGGGCCGATAAAGATATCGAGTGCATCCCCATCAGCGCCTTTTGTGCCTTTAATATCGCCATAGTGAGCACCCATGGTATTCGACCATGCCTTTCCTTTTTCGTCCTCTCCGGAGCGAGTGGAGTCTTTCGGGTTTTCAATCACGACATTCAAGCCGTGCAACTTAAAGGGCGCACCCTTCTTATAATTGCCGGATTCTTTCTGTGCTTGGGTTGGCTCGGCTAAATCATTCGTGGGCGACGTGGCAGCTTGATTGGCCTTTTCGCTTATTTCTTCACTGGTGATACTGGCTGGCTTGGCTGGCTGACTGCTTGATTCTGCTTGCGTAACTTCGGCGGTTTCATCTGCCACCGGTTCGCTTGTTCCAATGCTTTGTGTTTCAAAATTTAATCTCCCGTGGGTTAATTGGTTAATGGCATGAACAAGGTTGTCGTCGGCTTCACCGGCTAAGGCATTCTCAAGTTCTGTTTCGCTAACACCGGCGTGACGTGCCTCATTGATCGTGACAGCGAGTTCTTGCCCGTAGTCGTCCAATTCTAAGTCTTGATCAAAGTCTTCAGGGTGGTACTCAAAAGCGCTTTCACCTTGATCGCCACTAAAACTGCGCATTTCCGGAAACTCTTCTTTCAAGGCGGCATTAAGCTCATCCGTCGGTTCGATGCGTTCCGGCTTTACCTCCTCAGTTAAGGTAGGGATCTCTTCACGCTGCGCCTCATGCTCAGTTAATACCTGATCGACCTCAACGCCATCGACGGGTGGCGCTTCATAATTCTCTTCAACTAAGTTGGACGCTTGGGTATGTACCTCTTCTAAGGCAGAACGTAGTGCGGCAATTTCGTTTTGATCATCGGTTTGCATCATTTGTGACTGCAAATCGGCACCGGCTGAACGCAGTGTTTCGAGCTGCTCATCTAGATCATTTTCAGGTTCCGGTTGTGGGGCTCCATTTTCTTCGGAATCCGGTGCTGTGCCTGCTTTGTTTTCTTTGTACTGCTTAATATTGCTGTTAATACTGCCGCCAGCCCCGACCGCAAAACCCATGCTCGAACCGGCCCCTAAACCTGCGACCGCATCATTGGCGATATCGCGTGGTTTAAAGTCAACATTGGCCGCAGAGTTCAGCGTGGATTGCTCCATCATGCCTTCTGCCAAACCTTGAGCGATTTCGGTGGTGCCTTCGAGTGCAGCGCCTTTACCGGCTTCTTTGGCGACATTCGTGGATAGGCCACCGACCACGGCATCACCGACCATCTTATTAAAGTGGAAACCTAGCAAACCGACCATGACACCGGCCGGTAAAGCGGCACTCAAACTGGCTTTATGGGCGAGTTCTTTTTGTGCGGCTTCGACTTCCATACCACTATCAATCAATTCATCAAAAAACGGTGAACCCACTAAATCTTCGGGTTTCATGCCGAGAATATGACTCTCGACTTTATGGCCAATCATCCCCGCACTAATTGTCCCTTCAGCGGTTGAACCCACTACAGCGGCGGTTCCTGCTGCCTTCTTCATCGCGATTTTCTCAGCGACTTTCTTCGCGGATTCTGTCGCAAAGACTTTACCGCCAAGCGATCTTGCGACCGAGGCTTTAGCCGTGAGACCGGCAGCGGCAATACCAGGCACCATCATTGGGATAGATTGCGCGAACGTGTTGCCCCATGCATGAGGATCTAACATTGCATCCCCAAAGATTTCACCTTCTTTATCTGAGATAAAACGCTTAGACGCCGATCGCTTCATGCTGGCTGAAAACTTATCTGTCCAATACTTCGCGGCATCCCCGCCCATATCCGTTAAGGAACGACCAAGCACTTTATTAAATTTCTCATCAATAGCGCCACCGGTGCCTTTATTGGCTAACCAACTTAGCCCTTGCACCATTGAGGCAGCACCACCGGCCATCGACTTTACATAGTCATACGCAACAACAGGGGACGCAATACCATCAAAACGTTCACGCGCCACGTCTAGCTTGTCTTCTGCGACTCGTGGTGTGACATACTGATTAAAGAAATTGTCTTTAACCTTGGTTTTACCCACATCATCTAAACTGCTAAAACGTTCGTCTTCTTCAACCCCTTTCCAGCGTTCTTCAATTCCCATTACTTCAAGCCCTCAAAAAACGCATCATTTGAACCATCATCATCAGCAACTTCTTTTCTAGGCAAGCCACCGCCACCTAATTGGATGCCATTGCTCATCACATCGCCTAACCACTCTTCAAGCTTTGGAATACCTTCACGCGCAGCGTTATTTTCTTGCAGTGCGGATTTCCACGCTTTCGGGTCAGACAGCATTAATTGATCTAATTGTTCGGACGGGATGAGGCTGTATTTTTGTTCATAGTGTTTCTGCGCCTCGGCTTTCGTCCAGTTCTTCTCCTCAACTTTTCCATCCCCATACTTAATTGAAATTTGGAAAGACTTCTTATCCGATACCGCACCGGCGCTCGATTTACCGGAGCCTTTGGGTAAACCGCCCACTAACTGCTCACCATCAGGCGTCGTAACAGGCGAGGCCGTATTGCCCCTGACTTTGAAGTACTTGCCGGTGCTGTCTTGCTGGTACGTGTCCTTTTTAGTCGTATTTTCATCAAACAAACGGGCGAAACCGTCCATCTGCTCTTTCGTAATACGCTTAAGCTCCTCACCAGACGCATCGAGAATGATGGCGTCACCCGTCTTGTCATCAATGAAAATATCAGCGGCAGTATCGATGTCGTTGAACTTATTGCGGTTCAATGAATCGGCCGCCATCTTGCTCTCACCATTGACCATTAACTTATACACAAGGGCTTGTTGCTTAGTGAGATTTCCCATGAGCGCGGTTTCAGTTTCGGCCGACTTCACGCCTTGAACAAGCCTCGCATTATCCAAGTCAATTTCAGCAATCAAGGTTTGTAATTCGGCATTGGTCGCGGTCGAGGCGAGAATGCGCGCTTTATCTGACCATGCGTTTTTCTCTTCATCCCATTTTTCACCAATCATACTTTGCGACATCTGGTTCGACTTAATTTGTTGTTGGGTTAAGGTCTGTTTATCTTCCAAACCTTGACGAAGAAAATCGCTTTCGATGTCATTTTGATCGGTTTCTTGTTTGAGCGCTTTTAAGCCGAGTTCGGTTTTCTTATCCGTCGTCGCATTGGTCGTTGGAAGTCGATCGACGTCGTTTTGCTTCAGTTTATTGTTTAAACCTAAGCCCACGCCATTCGCTTTCTTAGCCTCTATATCTGCACGTAACGCCTCTTCTTTCAAAGGACGTAGCCCTTTTTCATACTCATAACTATCTGTGGTTCGCTCGCGCTGTTCATCTTGAATATCTTCACGACGACTTTCTCTGCGAAAATTGTTATAGCCCCTTGCCATGTACCCAAAACCCGACATATCTCACTCCTAAATAATTAAAAACCCGTTACCTATCTGCTTGAGATTGCTTAGCCGGTTTGTGGGGTGGGGGTAGGCTCAACGGTGCTTGAACCAAAACCAAAATCAAAGTCGGGCATATTGCTCGCGCTATCTTTTAGCAGTGACAGCCCCATCTGTGTCGCGGCGGACGCATTTGAACCATGCGTGGCAGCAAGACTGCCCATGGTGGCCGATGCACCGGAGAGGCCAGCGTTGACATTGCTTGCGATCCCTTGACCCATAGAAGCCACGGCCATTTTTTGATTAAAGTCATCATTTTCAGATTGTATGCGGGTCGCATTAGTCGCTGAGGACTTCGCTTTCGCTTTCGCTAAGGCATTGCTGGTCATCCGGTTATCAAAGGCACCGGAGTTGGGATTAATCCCCATGCGCGTCATCATGCGTGTATTAGACGCATCCGCCACGTCAAACTGTTGATCGACGTCGGCCCCGACTCTGGCGACACGACGATCGCTTTCTTCACGGGAGATTCCCGCATCTTCGGCTAACTGCGTCTCAAGTGGCTGGTAGATTTCTTTGTAATAATCCCACTGGTCTTCAGAAAGTTGCACCTGACGATTGGCGATGGCGGCACTGGTCTTATTGGCGGCGTCGGCACGTTTGCCATCTTGATGGCCTTGAACAAGCCCTGCGACACCGATTCCGGCTGTGACTGCGGCGGTTGGCATAATAATTACCCCTAAAAAATACGATGAAGAAATGAAAGTTTGAAATGTTGGTCAAAAGAAAGGGTGAGGTTGCTGAATTGAATCCGTGTTAAAGGATTGCCGAGTTCTGAATGGGGATCGACATCGATCGAGATCATGTCCAGACCCAACCACTTTGCCCACTCGTTATAAATCGCTTGGGCTTTTTTTCGTTGGCCGCAATTGGCTGTCAAGAATGTATAACCAAGCAGAGACATGCGAATCGGGTCGCCCGAAGGGGTCAGATTTTTCTTGCCTTCGTGTTCCTCCACTTGTGAATAAATACTTTCAGCAATCGGCTTATAAACGTTATCCACGACAATCCAGCGCGTTAAGTCCAGATTAAAATAACTGTAGCCGCGAGACTTGCCTTGGTAGTGATCCACGCCTTCACGATAAAAACTGAACTGACAGCCGAGGCGCTTAAGGAAATTGATGACATTGGTGTGGTCGTCGGGAACGCCGGTCACCAGTCGCTGACAAGGCGTAAAACAGAACATCCATGCAATGCACTTCTTATTCGCGGTTAGAGCAGATTCTTTACGATGTTCGGGTAAGATGTTGGTGTGGATGTCGTAGCAAATCGGCGAAAGCTGTTTACAAATATTAACGCCGACTAAGACCTCGCCAGCATAAATAAGCAAGGCGATATTGTTTGGATTTTCCAAGAAACCATGCAAGTTATAGTCACTCGCATCGGGGCACGCATCATTGGAAATGTTAGAAAAAATAACCGGATTGGTCAGAAAATCACAAATTAAATCGTGATCGGTACTGCGAAGAACAGAAAGCACGTGAGAACGCCCTCAAAAATAATGAGTTGATCCTGTCTAGCGTCATCCTGTTCCGGCTAGTTTACGTGAAAGCAGCCTTATCAATCAATGCAAATTCGCGAACATAATGCTCACGATCGGTGGCTGAGTATGTCCCTTCCCCTGTATGTAGGCTTCCTGAGAAGGAAGCCTTATATGAACGCGTCCATCTTCCCTGTAAAACAGCGCCGTCATAACTATAAACCCAGTGATAGAACGTAGCTTTATGTGCGGTCGTGTTTGAGCGAAAACACATAGGACGGGTATAACAACAAATCGCATATTGCGACAAATCCCCCAAACTGGTGAGATCAACTTGTGTATTTTTTGTCGGTTCTGCTTCATCAAGCGAACTCGATGACATGGTATACGCGGCTTTGGTTTCGATATCCCCAAGATGTCTTACCCAAAGCATTTTTTTTCCACTGTCAAAAACAAGGCTGTTATCGGCACGATGAATCCGCATTCCAAATTGATCAGTAGACGGGGTTTTCAATTCCGCAAAACAACGAATTGTGGGGGCGGTATATCCCAACGCCACGACTAAAAACACCCGCCAAAGGCCACTCGGTTGCAATTTAACGCCAATTACCGCCGCGCCATTGCCGGTTAGCCCTACTGCTGGCCCAAACGGGATATCTAAAAAGACCAGAGGGCGGCCATCGGGACTGCTCACATCAACCCAATGCGTCCACACCCATAAATCATCAACTGCGAACGCCTCTAATCCTTTTGGAGCCAAACGATCTTCAATGGGGGTAAAGGAGCCAATGAATTCAAATGCAGCGCTGTTCTCATCAATCACCAGATTGCCATTATCACCATGAATTGAAATACCATAACTCATACGATATCGACCCCATAATGAAACACCCGCGCGATGGTTGGTCTAAAGTCGGCTAAATAACTGCTGTCCGGAAAGCCCGAAACAAAGATACTTGCAGAGCTAGACGAATAAGACGGAATGATGTTGTTTGGGCACGCGAGGCCGGTTAGCCCAAAGTCTGTTTCGCTATAGTCCCATAGATCGATGGATTTAAATTTCTCCCCAATCGCGCCATCCGGTTCGATAAATAAAGCTAATTTAAAGTTGGTATTCATCGGGATCAAACTATTGAGATCTGCCTCATTAATTTCTACGTCTTGAAGATAAAGCAAGTTGAACTTGCGTGAATCAAACTGCAAGACGCCATTTTCATCGTAGGTTAATAGACCGTATGCCATGTTATGCGCTCAAGTTGCCAATATGGACACGTAACGTCCCCGTGTCGTAGATTTTAATGGTGTCATTGGTGATCACCTGTCGCGAACCCTCTACGCCACTTGAGATCGTGGTCGTACCATTGGGCTCAACATGAAACTTTCCATTACCAATGTCTAATTCGCCACCTGTGATTTTAGCGGCTTGTAATTCGATCGCCACTTGTATGATACCGGCCAATATTTTATCAGCCGCTAATTCCTTGACCATCAAATTAGTAATACTGGCATCCGGAATGTAAGCTTTGGCATTGAGTAGCATGGTATTCACGCCCTCAAGTTTCGCGATCGCAAACACCGGTTCAGTGGCGATATCGCCACTGGGATCTAGAATGTAAAAGTTATCGGCATTAATAATAAACCCACTGTCACTGGGGCCGTTGTTATAGAAGCCATATCCGGACACGTACCCATTATTATCAAACACTGCACTAAACGATAGCTGCACGTCTTCAAGGGTCGCGATTGCGCCGGTATGCGTTAAAATGGAGCCTTCATTCGCCCCCACTTTAACTGTCAGAATTTCCACCGCTTCAGCCGAGGCAATGCCGCTATCCGCGTAAGCTCTCACTTGGCTAATAATTTGTGCTTTATTTTCGCCGACCGTGGCGCTGAGTTGGCGTAGTGATTCGGTGGTGGCACTGTCATTATCAACCACGGCTTTAGCGAATTTGGTAATGCTCGCAGTGTTGGCCGATGTCTGTGCATTCAAGGTTACGGTGGCCTGTGCATACGCACTTTGCGCATCGGAAAAGGCTTTAATCTGATTGGTAATATCGGCCGTATTTTGGCCCACGGCGTTTTTCAGTAGCTGCGTGGCTTCGGTGTACGCGGTTTGACTATCGGTAAACGCTTTAATTTGGTTGGTGATCGCTGCGGCATTTGCGCCGGCCTGTGCACTGAGCACACGAATGGATTCACCGGTGGCGGAATCTAGGTCTGAGACTGACGTGCTTATCTCACTGACTAAGGCATTATTCTCATTGACTGCGGTAAACAATAAATCAGTCTGTGTCGCTAAGGCATAGTTTTCTTCGACCTTGGTATCAAGCTTGGCAATCGCCAGCGATAAAGAGACGCCACTAAAATCCAGATTACGGATTTCAGCATCTTGCGTCACCAAAGCCTCTAATAACGCTTCAGCGGTTTGTTCATTTTGAACTAAGGCACTGCCCACTGAAATGGTATGACTATCGTTGCCATTTAACGCTTCAAGCGCCACGACGGCCGCATCTTTGGCTTCATCCAAGGCGGCTTCCGCATCGATGATCGCTTGATCGGCAATTGCTCTGGCTTCGTCTGCACTTTGTGCGGCCGCTTGCGCACTTGCCACGGCTGCACTGGCGGCTGAACTGGCGGCACTCGCGGTTGAATTGGCGGCATTTGCTGCGTCCGAGATCGACGGGATGAGTGAAATGGGTGTGCGTAAGTGCTGCGCTAATTCATTGTTCGAGATTAAGCCGGCGAGAATATCGGCCACGGCTTGCGGGTCTTGTGAGGTATTGCCTTCGGTGCCGGTAATATCATTGTAGGGGCCAAAAAAATTGGCATTCGACACAAAACGAATCCAATAAAAATAGGTCGAACCCGTGGCCACTTGATCGGCATAAAAACGGGTTTGACTGGTTCCGATTAATTTTTTAGTGGTAAAGTCATCCGTTTCACTGCGGTACACTTCAGTAAAACTATGCCCTCCTTGGGTCGAAGGTGTCCATTTCACCGCAATCAAATTAAACGCGCCCACCGCTTCAAGATTCAGCGGTTTAGGTGGAATTTCTAAATCAACCCAACCCCCGACAAAGCCTGTGCCTCCATCCACGGGAGTGCTACTAAGAGGGCTACCAACGACGGGCATAATGGTAATCATGTTGCTGTCGGCTAAATCACGTATCGTCACCGCACGATCAACTTCATGACCCCGACGCCCCAAACGGATTTCCAGTGCTTCTTTCAGTTGTGCCACGACACTGGGCAAATTCTGCGCATTGGGTGGGGGAATCGCCGGTACTTTGGTGGCACGCTGCTTCAATTCTTTAAACAGGTTCTTGATTAAAGGCATTAAATAACTTCTCTTAGTGATTCGCCTATGGATACGGAGTCAATAATCTCGTTGCTCACCACTTCCACTGACCAAGATCGCGATAAGAAACCGGCCGGTAAGGGGGTGGGTTCTTCTGAGAGCACGGCTTGTGTATTCATGCCCTCATCCCCATACACATTCACGGTCACAGGATAGCCACTGGCTTGAACCCGCAACCAGCCCATATTGATCGGCCGCGATGAGACAAACTCTTTCGAGCGCCATGTGGCCACGAGGCTGTTGGCATGACTATCAAACAAATACAGGTTGTTATCTTCACCGATTAAATACAGCGAATCGGTTTTAAGGTCGGCATACCCCCCGACCGCATAGAAAGACAGCCACATTAAGGCGTTCTTGCCACCACGCGGATCAAAGATAAAGCCTCGCTTATCAATGCCATTATCATAAAAGCCAAAGTAACGACCGTCATAATGAAAGGCGTGGATACTTTCAGGGTTCAAGGCTTGCCACTGCTCACGGGTAATCAAACGATCTGTAATCAATTCGGCTTGCGTGCCGGCGGCTGAAACTAAACCATCGGGTGAGGCATATAAGGCATAAATCCCCATATCGACCATCGAGCGCTTACTGACACATGCTTGCTTAACATCTATTTCAATGAGATTAATGGACGTCGGATCATAACCAATTGCGGCGTACGGTTTACCCGTGGTGCCAACCACCAAGCCGGCTGAGGTATTGGCGATCGCCACCACTTTGCTGGTAATTGAAAACCGGTAGGCATAGGGCCATGCATAGGGAATGTAGGGTTCGCAAAACGCGAGGGTATTGCCAAAGAACCCGACCATACCCCCATTGGGTAGTGCGGTTAGTCCAACCATTGGCCCCTGCGGGTATTTGCTTAAGTCATCATCGGCTGGCCCTAACCAGCCTTCAGTCGGCATGATCTCACCCAAGACATCATCGCCAACGGTATCGACAAACGTGGTATTACCGATCGGGGTTTGTGCGACTAACTGAAACTCTGAATTCGCATTGCCGGCGGCGGTGCGATAGATACGTTTTAAAGAACCGGAGCCGAAATTAAAGTCACCGGTGGGCGGTGCCGGTAGCGTTAGGGTCACTTCTTGATCGCCTTCCACGGTGATTAGATCCGTCGGTGTGGCTGGCGGCCCCTCTTCCCCAAAGGCATTGACAAAGGTATAGGTATACAGTGTTTCGCGTAAAATCTCGCCATTGCCGGTGTTGAGCACTTCAAAACTCAGTGACTCCGGAGCCGGAATACCAAGTCGATAACTGACATCCGGCATCGCTCCGACGCCGATCGCAAGATCTTGTTTGGTCATTTTGGGATAGCCATCACCGGTAAAATACACGGTATTATCGGTATCGCCGGCAATTTGTGAGCGCACGATATCGACATCTTTATCCCAGCTAAACCAATGATCATCCCGATATAAAAACGTACTGATGGCATTACTCGTTGGTAAGGCTTGAACTAAGGTGTTGTCTTTCCAAGGGGTAATTTGACCACTATCAAACTTACAATCAATGGCGCTGTCTGCCATGTCTTCCGGTAATAAACGACGGGATAATTTAGGGATTTCACCATTGAAGGTGCGAATATGGTACGCGGTCATAAAAATCTCAGAGTTGGTTTAATTCAGCGAGGCCATTATCTTTCGCAGTCAAAATCGCCGGTGTATCGATGGCGAGATTAATGAGGTGTTTGCAGCCTAAACACGCCGCTTCAATGTTTGAATCCAGCTCAATCCATGCCGTGAGTGTCGCCTCAATCACAGCGGTCATTTCTAAAAAAGTGCGCGACGTGCGTGCCGCTTCCTTTTCCATATACGGGTAAGTACCCACCGCAAAAGAACTGGGTCGAGCATCGCTTATCCAGCGTTTCAGCTCCTCGGCTTTATTGGTGTAGGTTGAGGCTTTGTTCTGAGAGCGATAACGATCGCGGGTAAAGGTCGCTTGTTGATCGACTGCGAATAGTGCCTGGTCTTTTGCCAACACCATCGCGTCTGCATTTTTAGTATCAATCTCATCTTGCGTCATGTCACGTAGTACACCGGCCTCGACTGTTTTTAGTGAGATATCAACGGTGTCGGCAACTTCAACAAAGGGTCTAGTTTCAACGTAGGCATTGTCCTCATTGTCACGGAATGACTCCCATTCAAACGTAGGCCCGTCTTGATTTAAAAAAATTCGTTTCATCTGCTTATTCCCACTTATAGATCTTTGTGATGTTTGAAAGTGAACTACTGACTTGCCCGTGACTTCGTATCACGACATTAAATTGACCCACTTGACTTCGGCGCACATGATGCATCGCAATGCCGTTGTCATACATCGTGCCCCCTTGTTGCACGATGCCTTCGATCACATTGATGGTGTTTCCGATATCTTGGTCAGTCACCACACGAAAAGTTCCTTCGCCCCATGTGTTTTGAACCAACGTCGCGCTTCCGGAGAACTTTTCTACCCATGTATCGAGGATTGAATTTGCGGAGGCTTCGGCCGCATCGGCTGAGAGCGTCGCCGCATTCGCTTTATCGGTGGCTGTATTCGCTGACTGAACAATACTGGCTTCGGCTGCAGCGGCATTTTGCTCGCTGGTTGCGGCATTGGTTTCGCTGACACCGGCTGCATTTTTAAAGGCTTCACAATTGGCACGCTGAAGCCCCGCATCCGTGGCGCTATCGGCGGCATTTCCCTCGCTTACGAGCGCTGCATCTTTCGCAATCACCGCATCGGCACGATGAGTATTCGCTGCAATTTTATGATTATCAGCGCTATCAACAGCGGCATCGGCATTATTTTTTGATTGCTCGGCGAGTCCTGCATAGGTAATCGCTTCTGATTCGCTGGCAGCCGCACTGTCTTTTAAAATGACAATGGCAGCCAAATCGGCAGTGGTTTGATTGGCGCTTTGGGTCGCACTATTGGCGCTGGCTAAGGCTTCGTCAGCCGACGTGCTTGCCGCAGCATTCAGCACGTTAAAATCAGCCGCAGCGATCGTGTCATAATCAAGGGCTAATTGTTGTGGTGTTAATACCACATGGTCTTGGCCTCCTGAGTCGGTAATTGTCACGGAGCCTAGACTGCCTAACCAATTAATCATTTGGTCTTCACGCACATTCCAGCGACCGACCAATGCCGCTAGTTGCAGTGCTAACTCAGAGTTTGAAACAGAACTAGGTAGAGGAATGGTGGCATAAAGCAGAGCCGCCCCTGTCACACCGGTAAATTCCGATTGTAGGGTTAACTCTGTATTGGTGCCGACGCTGAGTACTTCATACACTTTCCCATCTACAGCCGCGATAAACATATCACCGGCTTTGGCATTGCTTAACCACGCTGTGCCATCCCCCACCGCAATCGCACTACCATTGGTCAGCGTGACGGTGCCAGTGCGATACCATGTAATTGACATAAAACGAACTCCTTAAAACATACGAACGGGTTGAACAACGGACTGGGCATTGGTATTGCCGGTCATCACACTAATTTTGGCATCGGCCCATCCTTGCCTGAAGACGTTGTAATGGAAATTCGCCATGGCATAATCTGTCCAAGGTTTGTTGGCGATTGAGCCTAGTTTGTATAAAGCACCGGCCACTAATTGGTCGAACCATTGCTCGGCAAAATCGGAATCAATGAAATCGCCATCACGGGCTATTTTCACCACCGCATTCACTTTGACGGGTAAAACGCTGGTCGGGGTATCATGCAAGCGAATCATGCGTCGCTTAGGCAGCGAATAAGCAGCGGTCACACCGGCTGAAATACGTTCACGTCGGGGATCGGATAAGGGGGATAGTTCAAGATCCCCCAAGTCACAGGTTTTGATTGAAATAATATCAATGCCCACGACATTCAACGCGTAATCACTTTCGCCGGCCACGGTATTGAAGGCTGATAACTCTTCCGTCCACACCCATGAGCGTTCACAAAATTCGCGAATAGACCAGCGCAGCATTTCTTTAATGAGGGTTTTAGGGGCATCAATATTTTGTTGAACACCTGAAATGAGCGATTTGATATTAAAATCAAAGTCCGCCATGACAGTAACCGTGTAGATTTCCATTGCTTGCCCTATGTTATTGGTAACTGTCACTGTGCGTGTATAAATACCCGCTACGCTGGTATCAACGACATCCCCCGTCCAGACAATCGCTAACGACCCTAAATCATCGCTCGCTGTCCAAATGGGGTCGGTGTATTCACCATTGAATTCGATTGTTTTACTGAGTCCCCCAACGGTATCAATGACAGGGATTGTGGTTGCAATAACCAACTCACTACCCGCATGAGCAGTGGGGGTCTGCCCTTCTGCAATGATTCCCCCTGTGATGGGTCGTGCCGTCACTTGGCCATCCAACTCAGAAAACAAGTCTAACGATGACGTGATACTGGTTTCAGTGGCTGGACTGAGTGAAAAGTTAACATCCCCGACGACATAGACCAGCGTTTCAACGGCTGGCACTCCAATCTGATAATTGTCAGCGGCTGTTACGAGTGCATAGTCGAATGTTTGAGATTCAGTGAGCGATCCTCCCCCGACAACCGTTATTAGCCCGTCACTCGACAATGAACACGCATTACCAGAAGGCTGTACCGAAGGCGTATACGGAATTTGATCCCCTGTTAATAATCCGTCGTAACCGGTGTAGGCTGGATTGTTAAGGAAAGAATCAGGATGAAGGTCGGCATAATCTACTGCCAACGTCACTACCGCACCAAGGGCGGGTAGAAACGGAGCCGAAAATGCTGGGCTCGTTAATGTTGTCATGGTGTTGTGTTCCCGCTACTGAGTATGCCGAACGATGTATTTAAGAGTTGAGCTTTTAGCTCCCTCCCTGTCATCAATGGTGACCGTTGAGATGGTGTAATAATGCGTGCCCCGTATCGCATTAATATCGACTGTTTTCGTATCGAACGAGACCGTCATGATTAAGGTGTCGCGATCGTAGATGCGATATTCTTTGATTTCATTTAATGCCAACGCTGAGCCGTCTTCTCTTTGTGTCGGGTAGTCCCACGATAGCCTGACGGAATGAATGGACTTTGGGGTATTAATGCTGTCACTAAGGTAATCACTGACCCAATGAATGCCTTCTTTTCGGGTCGCAGATGAGCCACTAACGCCGTTGATTTTAGAAAGCCCAGAAAGGGGTAACAGCATCGCTAAAAGCAGTATTAGAACTTTATTCATAATATTTCCGGTGGGGCTGCTTGGTTTTAAATCACATCTGTCACTTCTAGAATCACATCATGATTTACACCAAGCTCTAAGCCGTCTACCGGTTCTATGGCGGTGAATGTCGTAGCACTGGTCACAATCACACTGGTCAGCGCAATACCGCCACGGGTGACCGCGACAAGCGCTTGCGTGGTGAGATCTACGGCTCCATTTGTGGTGAAGGTTGTGACGCCCCCTGCAACATTTCCGACAGCACTAACCAGCTCTAAACCGGATAAGAGAATCAGGTCACCTGAAATACTGGTTTCAGTCGCCGTCGCAAAAGTCATGACAACATCGAGAGAGCCCCCGATAGATATTGTTTGTATCGTGCTATCACCATCAATTCCATCGGCATCAACTGAGGTGACAGTCAGTGCGTGCAAGCCTGCTTGAAGTGTCATTATAGTTGCCTGATTTCATACTCTAGGGTTGCAGAAATTACCGTACCACCAATGGCAATTGTTCTTGCGGTGATGCGGTTGGTTTTGTAGAGAATTCGTGTCCCGTCGTAAACAGCCAGCCAATAGTCAGCGACCCCGATATCCACATCCGCTAACACAGCGTCAGTAAACTTTTTCGGTGGAAAGATCAGCTTTCGACTATTTGCGTTATCACCTTGGACGAGCGTAATCTCACCGGATGCGTAAGCGTTTTCACTGACAATGCGCTTACCGCCTGACCCACTCGCATTTGAGCAATCATTTAACACAAGCGGTTCGGTTTGGGTGATACACGCATTCAGTGTGGTGCCTATGAGCGTCGCGAGTCCGTTATCAATAACATCTATATGAATTAAATCTGTCATGCTTTTGTCAGCCCTTCAATATCTTCAATTGCTAATTCTGGATCTAGGTATACGAGACGGTTTTTATTATCAAAAAAGTGAAACTTCTGCCTATCAACTTCCGAAACGCGTAAAACCCCTTTGGTGGAATTTTCGATCAACTTCTTTCTGAGCGCTTGCACCTCGGCGCGGGTGGTCATTCTTTGGTAACCTTCGAGCATGCACGCAAGTACGCCAGCGACTAGCGGTGTTGCCATGCTAGTGCCTGACGCCCCTCTGTAATTGCTGTTAGGCCACGCCGTCAACAATGCTTGACCAGGGGCATAAATATCGACACGTTCGCTTGAGCCTGTACCCCCGATATTGAACCGCATTAAATTGTCATCGATGCTAGAGCCACCCACGACGATCATGTCGTCGTCGCTATCAGTAAACGCTCTGGGCAGTGTCACAAAGTCTTCAAAATTATTACCCCCAGAATGACAGCTTATTAAGCCAGCATCGGCCAAAAGTCTAAACGCCGCCATGGATGAAGCTTGGGTGGCTGCTTTTACTCCAATGGAAAAGCTGACAACGGCAGGTTTACCCTGTGCAATGTAGTGAGCAATAATCGCGTCAATTTTGGGGATCATTTGCCCTTTGTGACTATCAATAAGGGGGGCATCTTCAAAGTACAGCGTTGCACCGGTCGCCATCCCGCATCGTTTACCAATAGTATTAGACGAGGTTAATAAGCCGTGATTGCCCGAATCAGGAAAATCCCAGATAAACGGGTTGCCGTCTAAGCCAAATGCACGCCCTTCAAAATCAGGATGCGAGGTGTCCATACCAAGATCCACGATATAAATATTAACGCCCACCCCTGTTCGGGTTGCTCGTTTGAATGACGGTTGACTGTTATAAGGTGCACGGGTTCTGCTAAAGGGGTTCTTCCGTCTACACATTCGAGCCAGTGCCCACGAGTCCCCCCGTTCAGCCGAGCCCACATCGGTATAATCTCTGCGTCGAGAACGACAATCTGGCAAGGGTGTATCTGTGTAATCAAATGAAGTTGGCTGGCTTTCCCCCTCATCACCATCATCGATACTTTCAATTAAGGGACTCTCTTTAAATTTAAAGGTATTTAGCGGTGTATTGACGCTAAACATGGTCGGGAGGTTCTTAAAGTCGGTATACGTGTAGCCTTCATCGTCAAGCAGTTTGGTAAATGCGGGTTCATCGTCTGCGCTTTTTAAAACGACGTATATCATTACGCACCTCGCTCAAGTACTTTGATCCAATAGCGGCTCGTCGGAACATTCATATACATGGTCGTATTGGGATTAATCTCGATATAATCACCGCCAACAACCGCAATAGGAGGCGACACTAACGTCGCCGCTTGGGTAATTTGAGTGGTCACAATGGCTTCCGCGTCACCATTTTTTGTGATCTTAATTAAGCTGGGAGTCACTAAGGTATCTGCGACGGGAATGTCAATGGTTACCCCCACTTCGACTAACGTGACACCGGCTGGAATGGTAAATCTAGAGGGGAAACCGGCTGAGAAAAAACCTTCGGTATCGATAACAACTTCTTTCCATTCAAAGGTTCCACCAAAAGAGGGCTCTCTTCCGTCCTCTAAGCTATCGCCGAACTTCACGATTGCGTGGGATATGGCTGGTTGGGAAACTTCCGCCACGGTGGCTTGAATGATCAATTCTGCTAGTTTTTGTATCGAACCCGCATATCCCTGTCCTCCTGACCAGAAGAACATTAGGTCGCCCATGCTCATTACATAATTCGGGTTCGCTGCTTTTGAATCATCTAAGTCTATCTTTGTTGGCATGCTAATCAATCCTGCTAAAAAGTAATGTATCGCCATTAGAATTTGCAATAAGTTCTATTGGTTCTAACTCGTCTGAGCCTATTTCTAACTCTTCACCTATGGTGAGTGTCCATTCATAGAGGTCGGTAAACTCATTCCAAAAAATCACTTGGGAATCTATAAAATAATCTTTGTTAAAAAAGTTCACTCTAACGCTGGTATTCGGCTGGTTCACGGTGCCTGTAAACACCGCAATTTCATTCACCTCGTCGACGGTGGCGGACGTAATTAAAACCTCAATAAAGGTTAATTCGGTATCTGCTTGCGCGACGGGCAATACCACATGATGCGTTGAGTGGATCGTTGCAAAATATTGTTTCTCTGACCATTCGCTAACATTACCGCCACTTTTCCCGCGTACTTGAAAAAAGTGTTCGGTTCCTTCCGTTAATCCTTGCGCGACAAATGAGGGAGATAACAGGGGGTTGAGTTTGTCTGTTTCTGTCAGTATGCCGGTTGTAAGATCTGTTATTTCTAGATCCCACGACGTCGCCGCGACTAGCGGAAGTGCTTCGGCGGTTTCCAAAACCATGTCTTGAGTGGTTGAAGTTTCCGTGGCGGGTGTAAAGCTGAAATCAACATCGGCAGTTGATGCAGCGACGAGCGAAAGCGGTTCCGCGATGGAGGTTTCAGTTGCGCTCGTGAAATCCATGTACACATGCTGGACGGCTGTCGTTGAGAAGGCAGTCTTTGCAGACCATTCACTCTCTTCTATTCCATCGGTGTCGGCTTTAACCTGAAATTCATAATCAGTGCCACCAACAAGCCCTTCTAGCGTGTAAGGGCTCGACGCAATCCCTGTGATCGTTGTTGCTGCTTGGCCCACTTCGTTGTAGCGAATTGAATAAGACGTGGCGGCAAGGGCGGTATTCACATGAATATCACGCTTAGCAAAACTCGTTCGGCCATCACTATCCGTCACGGTATAGGTTTTGGTGTAGATGCCTTTGGTGGCCGTATCAACGGTGCCTGTGATGACGATCGAACCGGAAATATCGCCATCATCGTCATCAAACGCGGTTGCGTTTAGTTCAACGTAAGCGTCACCGGTGATGATGAGTTGAGGATTACTGCCCACCAATGTCACAACAGGGTCTGAGCCAAAGATCAGATCGTTTGTTACTGAAGTTTCAATGGCACTCGCAAAAGAAAAAGATACATCGCCTTGGACGGTGACAAACTCAACAGGATCAGACCAATCGGTCGTAAATGTTACCCCTGAAGACAGATCAACAGCACGCACCCTAAAATTGTACGTTGCGCCTAACACCAAGCTTTCAGCCGTATAGGGGCTTGTCACCCCTACCGCAATCGTTTCCGCAAACCCTGTTCGGGTTAAACCAACATCATAGGAAATCGCCATACTACACCCAACTCAAATCGGCTTGATTCGCTTGAATATTCGTGACTGGCGAAGGAACTGGCGTTATAACAGTCTGAGCTGGCTGAGGGTAAGGTGCTGCTTCCCCGTCTGTACCCACGCCAATATGGCTATACCAGAATTGGCTCACCTCACTTGTCCAATCGTTCGAGTCGATACCAACTAAGGTGCCTGATTGATCACTTGAGCTGCCCGTTTGAACTACTTGACTGCTCCCTGCTTCGGCTGCTTCCAGCCCATCCATTTCGGCTGTCCACATTGATACCGTATAGTTGGTGCCGGTTTGCTCTGTGATTCGTAATGCGGCCGGTTTACCTATTAAACCATCCGTCGTCGCGGGAGTTGTATGGCCAGCATTGTTATAGCCAAAGCCTGAAAATACGCCCGTATCTTTATTAACCAGCGTGACTGCTGTTGGCCCAAAAATACTAGCCGCATCATGTACCGAAGCACAGAAGCCCATCGCAACAGCCCCCAACTCCGCACCCGTAAAGTTGGTTAGCAGTAGTATTTCGCAGTCCCCTGATGAGGCGTCAAAATACATCCCGCCATGCGTTCGTTTATAAGTCGGGGCTCCTAAATTATTGGTCGCTGGCCCTGCTGTTTGCTGCCAGTATTTTCGCCCTGTTGCCAAATATTCGATGACGGTAAATTCGCTAACAGGACTACCCGCCCCTGTCCATCCTAATGAGGATAATAAGGTGCCAACGGGGTAGGAATCGGCTGGAAAGGAATGCTGACCCATAATTTACTCCTTATGCAGTCGCGGTAAAATAAGTGCCAGCGTTGAGATTTAGGTTATTGCCATTGGTTAGCGCGTTGGTCGTGTGATACGTCAACAACTCCAAGTTCGCATCCACGGCGACATCGGCGACATCGGCGACATAACACACGATGCCTCGAATGACGGTCTCGTCTGTGGTGCCCCCTGCTGAGGTGTACGTCACGGCTGGCACATTTACGTAATGAGAGTTGGCGGTATTATCAATAACAGAACTCGCAATTTCAGCGTCGGTTAATACCTTGCGCGAGTAGTTGTCGAAAACACATTCGGTATTTGCCGCAAGCAAAGCCGTAAGTGTTGAATAATCCTCCATCACCGCATCTGACACGGCCGCCGATAGCAGAATTAAAACTATTCCCGAAGTCGCAGGGTCATTGTTTTTGACGCGATTATGCATCGCAGGCACAATGCCTTTGGCGCGATTAAAAGTACCCATAATAAATTCCTGTATAAAAGTGAGTGTTTAAGCGTTGTTAGGGGTTAGGGTGAAGATGCCGGTGGCTGGCCACTGGACGACGAAGAATTGGGTATCTAAGGCGGTTAAATCAGCGGCCGGTTCAACGAGCAAGACGACGCCAATGAGACATTTGCCTGCCGAAGTGTCTGAATACAACACTCCATAACGACCGGTGATCGAACCCCCTGCCGCTAAGATATTGAAGTCTTCCCCATTGATGGTGGTGACCCCTGCGGCTTCGGTAATTGTGATGTTGCCAATCACTTCGCCGCCGGCCGTATAACCATTGGCGGCTGATATCTCGTTGGTGATTTGGTTGAAGTACTCCAAGCTCAAATCGGCCGCATTAGAACCTGCACTAACGATCGCTAACTTCAATGAATCAGAACTAATCGAGATAATGTCTTTGGCTTGGTTTAGTTGGTATTTGTTGTACAGTTGTAACTTGCCACTGGGCATACGTTTACCTCGCTATTGGTTGGATTCAGGAGAGGCGGCAATATCCATTTTCAATTTCACATTCAGCACACTTGCAAAGGCTTGCAATTCCAGCATCGATTTTTGAATGTTGCCTACTGCGGTATCCTTACCGTACGCCTGATACAGAATGTAATGCGCAAGGGCGACTTGATAAATATCATCGAGCGGCAGTGCCACGTTATTGGTATTCCAATCGTCCACGACTATGGGCGGGGGGAGTACTGAGAACACTAAATCAATCTCATGGCCGGCCGGTGGGTAGGGGTACAAATAAAAGGTTTTGGGGATACGATCGTCATACATATAGAACTCAACATCATCTTCCATCGCTTCGTTGTGCCAGCGTGGAATAATGGTATCAATGGTGTTCTTATCCATGTATTTAATCGGCTCACCGGTTTCTACGTTGCGCACCACGTCAATTAGACGTAATTCGTCGGCGCTAAAGGTTTGCATCGTATCGGCGACACACGTAAAGCGTTTGTTGACGGTACTGGCATCAGGGCGATAGCCGATTAGGACGACCACGGCCTTGTTCAAATACCCCAACAACTCATCCTGAGTCCATCGAGTAAACGAAAGATCGTTCAGTGCCAGCGCGGCTTGATTAATTAGGGTATTTATTTGCATCAATTACGCCTCAAGAACCGCGTTGCCGTCGCTATCCGTCGTCACGTCTTCTACAGCTGGCTTAGGGATATCAACATACACATGCAGCAAATCAGTGCGCGCCATCAGTTGTTTAGTGGGTGGAAACGATAGGCCAGTGCGGGGATTTTTCAGCATCAAACGTTTACCTTCTGGAATTTCGTCCTCCTCCTCTTCCTCTTCAAGACTGCCGCCCTCTTCAAGCAACAACACTTCAGCACGAAGTTTTTTGATGCGTTTACTTAGATCCAGTTCCACGCCAAATTTGTCAAATGCGTGGATCGCTAGATCATCTTTCGTCATGCTCATGAGATCCATAAGATTAACTCCAATAAAATTTTAAAATGAAACAAAAAAGGCCACTCAATGAGCGGCCTTTTTGCATTATTGATCGCCTCACCTAACGAGACGATTAAACGCGCTTAGACTCCGCGTTTTGAGTTCAACATAATACCCGCTTCAGGGTTGGTCACTTTGAAGCCGTAGCAGTTCAAGCCACGGATACCATCACCAAATTGATCCACCAAACGAACAGTTTCAGATTTAGTGAATTGTGACGCAAAGCAGAACAAATCTTTCGTGCCGGCAATACATTTGGTTTTCAGGGTTGACGGATCAAATCCACTTTCACCAAATGCCACGCCCGCATCATCGACACTCGCAAGGTGATTTGAAACGTAGATTTTGTAGCGATCAATGACGCCTAAATAACCGTTACGTTTCATCGACGTACCGTCACCTGAGATCGACGCGTCGGATAGATCGGACTTCTTAATCATGCCAGCCATCCATGGTGGTATGATAATCCAGCGCCCCTCTTCAGGGATGTTTGATTCATCCAAAAGCGTGCCACTGTCGACAATATAATCTGTCACATTTGACTTATCGATACCGCTAGAACCATCCAAAATCTGACCACAATCCGCGTAAATATTGCCTAATACGTCTTTATCAACGTGGATCTTCATCTTGTGACCGGCATCAGTGGTCGCCGCATTGACTAGCGCAACGTCAGATTGCACCTTTTCAATGTCGTCAACTTTGAAGCTAAAGGCTTTCCCACGGTCAATCAAAAGCTCTTGCTTACCTACACTAAGCGTCTCATAAGTAAGGGTGCCATGAGCCGAATAGTCAGAAATGAGTACTTCTGGTGTTCCACGAATAATTACCTTATTTCCGTGTCCGGTGATATCTCCTTCCCAATTTCTGTTTGCGACTGCCATGCAAACGGTGTTGCCGTAAAAACGACGATTTAACTTTTTCGACCAAACTTCAGGGATAAAATTTCCTGCTGCGATTGGCATAGGGTATTCCTCATAAAAAGGACGCTATAAAATGCGTCACGAACTTATGAAGCTCCGCCGTCCTTCATCCACTCATCGATCGCATCTTCATTGGCATCATATTCAGCCTGAGTCATGCGACCAATTTGTTCTTGAGTAAAGCGGGGCTTCGCTTGTCCGTCCCCTGCGCTTGGTGCCGGCGCGTTATCTGCGATAGTGCGTGCGGCTTTAAGCTTATCTTCAGTCACTTTATTTGAACCATGGCCCGTACTGAGTTTGTAACGATCTAAGAGATCGATCACATCCGCAGCGGAACCGTTATCAACCGCCTGTTTGATGTATGCAGGTTGGCGAGCCAACCAGCCATTAAACTCGGCACTCCCGTGTATATCCATAGCATCAGCATGTGCCGCAACGATCGCATCCATGTGGACGCGCTCGTTATCCGCTTTAGCACTCAGCTGGGCCGACTTCGCGGTACTTTCAGCCGCCTGACCCTGTTGTTTTAACTGTGCTCGCTGTGCTTTCATTTCTTCAACCAATGGTTTGAATTGCTCGTAATCCTCAGCAAGACTATTCAAAGCATCGTCGCTCGCACCGTCCGGAGACGTAACGGGTACAACGGGGGCTTGTGTCTTGAGCGTGGCGAGTTCATTCAGCGCGTTATCCAATGCGGTTTGCAGCGTTTCGGTGTCACTCGTTGATTTGCGAAGCGTGTTAGCTTCCTCGATCGCTTGGTGCATACGTGCGGTTGCATTGTCATAACGCTCTTTCCATTGCGTGGCGGTCAAACCGTCCACGGCATCATGGTTAAGCTCGGAGGTGTCGGGGGTTGATTTTTCAGGGATATTTGTTTTTTCAACGATCGTTTCAGACTGTGCCTGGTTAATTTGTTTTTCAACAACTTCAGGGGTCTTCGCGGTCGTCGGATCAATCAGCGCATCCGCTTCATCATCCAAGTGAGCCCATTCATCTTCTGGTTCTAAATAATCTGGCATAAAGGTAGTTCCTTGTGGGGAGTTGCTTTGGTGTGCCTCTTTCAAGGGCCGCAAAACGTGTCCACGTCGGTGGGTAAAACCTAAATTTCAGGCAAACGTGTACCGTGGGGCTTAATTTGTAAGTAGCGAACTTACGCATCGAGCCTTAAGGGCGTTGCCTTTAATCTAGGGGGGTGAAGTCTTTAGCGCGGGACGTTAACGCTACTGACTGTCGTGAATTTCACTTGCTTGTTTGACTAAATTTAATAAATCTTTGATGTTTGCATTGCGACCTTGAAGCCGGCCTATCTTTAATAGATCGGTTTCGACTTCAAGCTGCTCGTGATTAACTGAACGTTGCCGAAGTAGGAACTTGCTGAGCGTTTTGCGGAGCGGCAAGTTGGGCCTGAGCTGGGTCAATACCACCTCCGCCTCCTGCGGCGATAAGTTCTTCGGAGCTTGGTGCATCAGGGACGGCCTTTTCTGAATCAATTTCGAGCGACTTTGCAATCTCTCGGTTTAAATAAACACGATCCACGGTGGGGTCGCCGGCGGTAAGCTGCGCAAATTGAATCATGCGGTTGCTTTGAATTTCTTTGGCAATCAATACTGTTGATCCACGGGCATCCACTTTTAAATCACCCTTGATCGCTTCGTCATCATTCCACTGCATGTTCCAGTCGTACAACGAGGAAATAAGAGGACGAATACAAAAGTCATCAATGTTTTTCACCACGGATTTAATCGCGACATTGGCGGCCCCCATCAGCATCGACATGCCGGACGCTGTTTTGTTTAAGCCTTCGCCTTGAGATCCATGTGTATAACTGGGTAAGCTGGTTTCCTCATCAATAAAGCGACGAAACATTTCAATAATCTTTTCTAATGAACTGCTATGGTTGGCCGGTTGATAAAAGCGCAGCATCGGATGGGTGGCATCTGAGCCCGAACGCTTCCAAATTTTCCACGGATAGATCTGAGTTGCATCTTCTGTGGCGTGCAACATATCCATGTTCACTTCAACTTGTGGCCCTGAAGAGATCGCGGTGTTATCGAGAAAGACTCGTATAGCGGTGTTAATCGTTTCTTGTGAATCACGCATCATGCGCGCAATGCTGGTTCCCCAAAATTGGTGCGGCACACGCTCATAAGGAAACAAGTGATACGGGATTTCATCGGCATCATAAGGATTAAGTTGTGCTTTAATCACGCGGGATGCACACATCCAGATATTGGCTTGATAGACTCGCTTTGTGTCGGGAACTTTACAGCCGCATTGTTCTAGATCTTGGCCATCCATTGCGCCCCAATATTCGAGCACTTCAAAACGATTAGATTCACCACTGGGCGAAAGGCCGGCCATCTGTCTGCGTTCAATTTCGTGCGCCTCTTCGGTATGATTGCCGCTACGGGTAAGCGTCACAATCTCCCACACGACCTTCATACGAAAACCAGAGCCAGTCTCGGCCATTTTAATAAATTGACCTTTGGTTAGAATATGACGTTCATAAATGCCGATCATGTCATCCTTGTCGGTACAATAAGGATCGGGGTATAAATTAAACACCGATGGCGCTGATATTTTCGGGGCAATTTGTTCAAACGCTTCGGCTGACCACTTCTGATTTTGTTTCCAACGCTTGCGTTTATCGATCTTAAGTGTCACGCCTTTAAGGCAACCATGACCCACGATGCACATTTCCAAGAGCGCTGTTTTAAACAACTGATCAAAAGCCCCTTCGATCAATTGATCTTTAATCACCACGGTCATTTTCTCGGCCGTTTCTTTGGCGTGTTCTTCCACGGCCTCTTTTACAATCACCTCCAGTTCTGCTTCACGCTCTTGTACATACTCGCGGAAGTCTTCGGGTATTAAATCGACACCATTGGCGTGATTAATGATGTCCTGCATGGCTTTCAAGCGAATAGCACGCGTCAGTTCTTGGTTAAGCTCTGGCTCCGGAGTCGGGGCCACTGACCAAGCAGGATCGCCGCCTTGCATCAGTAGATCGACTAGGCGTGAATATGCCGCCATGGCTTTAGTGCGGGTAATGCCAAAATAGACCTTGGAGCGCAAATCTCCCATCCCACGTATTTGTTCTTCAGAATACTTAGAACTAAACGCGCGTAAGTCTTCCACCATTTCATTTTCAATTGTTAACTTGGCATCCTTCCAAGTTTGAAACTGGTTCATTAGCTGCGCACCAATCGCGTCGGTTTCAGGCACATTACTAACGCTTTTGCCTGTTTCTACCTGCTCAATTTCAAGCGATTGGTGTATTACGGAGTCATCAATTGTATGGCCACCGGTGGCGGGGGATGGATTAAAACCAGACATCTAATAGCCTCCTCTTCCAACTACGTTCGGTTTCTGAATATTACTAGCTGGCATACCGGAGCCCCCTTTGGGTCGTTTACGTAACATTTCTTTGGCGATGGCCATCGACATGACACGATCATCAAAACATTTTGGTTTAGCGTTATATGAGCCGTTGTCTTCAATCGCATAAGTACGACATTCATCAATGGTTTCGCGGCAAACAATGCCGGTATCCTCATCAATAAATTCAGTGGCGAGTTGATCAATAATTAAGAACTTTGATTTGCTGGTTGTAAGCCAACCTAGCTTTTTGGTCTGCGTGCCATCATTGCGCCGCTCGTTATCTTCTTGAACGTAGAGCTTTGGATATTTCAGGTTCTTCATGGCCGTTAAGGTGGTGAGACCATGGTTGTTGCGCTCAACGCCAATAAAGGCGTTGTTGTAGAAATTACCCAACTGACAAAGCATCTTGCCAAAGTTTTCAGGATCAATATGGCCGTGCCATTGGGCGACTTGATTGCCGTTAGTATCGAGTACGTCGCAACACGAAAAGTCACCGTGGGCCAAACCTTCAGCAACATCGGCCCCCATCACATAACGATCGCCAATTTTCGGTTCTTTCCAAATGCGTAGGCGGCCGTCTTTACGATCCATGACCACGCCAGTTGATGTCATCACTTCAGCGCGACGGATCGGCTCAAAACATTCTTCAATGGCGGCGGTGGTATTGTTGGGATCAAAGACCGGACGTCCGGAGAATAAAAACGCCTCTTCAACGTTGTTCGGGTATTCCTGCTTGAATAGATCGACGCTTTTTAATTCCGCAATCTTTTTACGTCGCCACGCCAATTGTTGGCGATCAAGATCGTAAACAGCTTCTAGCTTTAACTCTTCTGCAGAAGGTTTAAAACCAATCGGCACCGGTGAGCGATAGTCGTCTTGCCAGAACCAGGGGATGAACACTAATTCAAATTCACCAATGCCATTCTTCGCATCCATGCAGTAATCATAAAAGACCCCACCTTCCCCGTTGGCAGTGGACTCAAGCAGCACTTCGGTGCCATCTTCTTGGGGGACAGCTTGCAAGATGCCGGCTAAATGGTCGGCCGCATTTGGCCAAAAAGCGACCTCTGAACCATGAAGATGGGTGATGGTCATCGAGCGGCCGACGGCCTTGTTTCCTGCTGTGCCGACGCGATAACCGGAGTCCAGTTTATCGAACACCATTGACTTGGCAGAGTCTTCATCGAGTGAGGGTTTAAGTGACGCGGGGCATAACTCGTAATAGCGTTGCGTCATACCAAATAGGTTTTTGGTGGCTTCGGCTTCATGCGTCAAAATGAATGCACTGACCCCGCCATTAAAGGTCACTTTCCAGTAGAACCGGCCTTGTGCATAAGTGCTAATCCCCTGCTGCCGACCTTTTAAAATAACTTTCCTAACTTTACCGGTGCGCCGGCGCTGTTCTTCAATCTGTTCGTGTAAATAAATCTGTGCTTTGTTTAACTTGAAGGGATGAATCTGGCCTTTTTTGGTTTTGATCTTCAGGCATTTCACCGAGAAGATTAAAAAGCATAAGCGGAGTTTTCTAATAATCAGTCGGGCTCTAGTCGAGAGCAATATCTTCTCCTATGCCAAGGATCTCTTCATCAAACGAAACACCCGTTTTCACTTCATCCAAACCACGCAATCGGCGAATAGATTCATAGCCGACTTTGTTCGCTTCTAGCAATCCTTTGGCATCCCGATAATCATCAGGCGTTTCTTTGAGTAGAATGTTCACTATTTTGAGCCCTCTACGCGCATTCGATAACGCAAGGTTCATGTCCGCAATGTCTTGCTGGGCGGCCTCTTCGATGGTTGCGTTGCGTATAATGGGTGCGGTTTCTACGTTTTCATTCGTAGCTTTTGAATTCGTAGTTTCGTGCGTAGTTTCATGCGTAGTTTCGGGTTTTACTTCAATCGTCGTTGCCAGCGAAGTCTTGACTAGCGTACGTTTGACGCCTTCAGGGTCTCGCTCCCAATGGCCAATTTTGGCACGCCTACGAATGGTGCCTTCGGCGCACCCATATTTCTTTGAAATCGCCAAGATACTATCGACGCCAGCGCAAAATGCCGCCTCAACTGAAAGCCAATCGATCTCTTTTTTGCTGGCTTTTTTTTCGGTTTCTTTCTAGCCATAGGTTTAATCCCAGCCGCCAGTGCCTCCGAACTTCACAGCGGTATACATGGTATTACGCTTGATGAAACCAATGTCTAAGAGTTTCAAAAGTTCAAGAAACAAGGTGTCGGCTTGCTCTTTTGTGAATTTGTGATAAGCCTCGGCATAGATGTAATCATGCGCGACGGCCGCTTCTAAATATTTCCCAAAGGGTGGGAATATTGACCAAAACCAGCGAGGCACGCTCGCGCCATCCGATATAAAACCAAGCGGCACAATAAATCGGCCGATGGTTTCAGACTGAACGACAAAAGGTTCCATTAGTTGGATTTTTCGTTTAAAGAAAAGGTGTTGTGTTTTGAGTGTACGGGGGAAAACGGTTTTAACTGCGAGCGGTGAATCCTGTCGCGGAGCGATCATAAGGTTTAAGCCTCTTTGGGTAAGCATCGATAAAGTCTGTCACTTTGCCTTTGCCTTTGCGGGTGTTGTAATGCTGCTTCCAGTAATTCGCTAAACCCTCAATATCTTTGTGATCAGGTAGCGGAAAAGGGATACTCCAATATTTGATTCGAGCGAGCGCCGTTGAAAAACTCAAATCTACAATCAAGCGCTGTGATATTTCGTCGTTCGTGACTTTATCCCAATGGATCGGTGGGCTTTCAAATGTCACAAAGCCATTTTGGAATCGATAGTCTATCGTGGGTCGATTGCTTAGATATCGACGTAATAAGTCTTGGGCGGTTTTGGGTTCAATCTGATAAATCCCTACGGCTGGGCCACGATTTTGAACCAAGCTCGTTCCCATTGCAGACTCAACGGCCACGGTGCCGATTAACAAGCACTCCGCCGACTGACTCCACATCCCCATATTTAACAGTGTGGGACGAATAACGTGTTGAACTAAATGTTTAGGGTTGATCATTTTTTTTTATCAGCCTCCCGACGAACCAGCCAAGAAAGATCATCATTTACTTTGTCTAATGATTTATTGATCGGTTGTAGTTGTTGTGTCAGTTGTTCCGTAATTCTGGCCTCTGATTCCGCGATGCGTCGTTGCGAAACTTTATCTGCTAAAACAAAGCGGCTTTCGTGTCGGTCTAATACAGCTTCGTGTCGCGCAATCTCTTTAGTGTTGTTCGCAATTTCGTGGCCGTTGACTTCAATTTCGTAGATCAGGCCAAAATACAAACTGACGACGGAGACAATGATCGTGGTGATTTGAACGAGGTGGCCCGTTGCAATTTCGTGTTTAAATGACAGTTTTTCGCTCATGAGGGGGCCAAATTTTAACCAAAAAAAACCCGTCACTTGAGAAAATGACGGGCTGAAAAAGTAACACTGGTAATCTGAAATTTACTACTAGGAATAATATGAAACCACTTCACTCAAAACCACTACGCTTCAAGATAGACGAATCTTACATAACTCTATCAGAGCTATCAACACCAAAAGAGCTATTTGTTAAAATAAATTGTATTTTTAGGGCAGCTTGCAGGTGTCTGTCTCACTTGAGAGCAGCATTAGCTCACACTTCAAGCGGTCTTTTGCGATCGCCGTTATATAGTCTCGCCCTTCTTTGCTGAGTTGCGTCATGATATCGAGTGTAGAAATTACCGAAACGACTGCTGAGCCTTCAGCACTTTCAATCATTTGGTTAATTTTTTCTTGGATACTGCACATGATTTATTCTCTTTGAATCTCTGGTTGTTATATTTAACCATCAAACATAACTGTTTTATTTTTCAAGGCCAAACGAGGATTGTATCGCCAACAGAGCAAAAACACGGTTTTGTGCTATTATGCACCATTGGTGTGTCATTTTTTATGTTTTATTTGTTTTAGTAACTGGGTTTTTATGCGTTTATGTGAACGTTCTGTTGAAAAATTTGAGTTTTCTCAGCGCCTCAAGCGCGCGCGGGTGGATAAAAAACTATCCAAAACCGATCTTGCAATGCTAGTTGGCGTGAGCCGCAATACGTATACACGTTGGGAGAATCACGCGTCAACGGGAATGCCGAATGATATCAATTACATTCTAAGATTGTGTCTCGCCTTAAAAATGAACTTTCATTATTTAACCACCGGTACAAATGAGAGCGAGCAGGACGCGCGGTATATCTCTCGAATTGATGCGTTTTATCATCGTAATAGCTCTGACTCCAATTTTAATGCCCTCATTGAGCGGCTACAAAATGCAGATAATGACGTCATCGAGGCGATCAACACACTATTACAATTCACAACCGGTGAACATAAAATCAATAAAATAACCCGTAATCGATCAAACATTAAAGGTTTGGACGACCTGCCTTAGCGGTGCTTATAAGCCATTGTGCGGGGTGAGATTAAAATCAACCCAGTAATTCACTGCCGAAATGATATCAATATAAAAGACTTCACGGCTATCGCTGTTTTTAGAGACGAAACTACTGGCCCCGCCTCGCATCACCTCGATGATTGTATCGTCGGGATTCAATTGATCGGTGAAAACCACAATGGGAATCCAGTTCGTCCAGTCGTTTGATTTCATTTCTACGATGAAATGCAGGCACGCCAGTGGATCATCTAGGTCGCGTAAATTGTAATCGATAAAAATAACATCCGGTAAGCGTGAGTCGCTATTGATCTCGTTGTGGGCCTCCGTGACGTTTCGGGTTGCGATCATTGAAACGCTGTTTTCGGTTTCTGCATAATTAAGCGCGCGCTCAAACAACAGACAATCATCATTATTATCATCAATCAGTAGTATTTTTCTTTTTGTTCGTGCCGATTTCATTCCAATTCCTCGTGAGTATTAATCCTAATTTGATTCTAAGCAAATCGAATCTAATAACCAAACGTTATTTTATGAAATTCCTCTGATGCAAAATTGTTTCGGCTTCATCGACCGCGCGACAAAAGCCTTCCAGCAAGTGTCTTCGGACCTTTTTTTGCCAACGGTAAAGGGTCGGTTGTGACTTTTCTAGTTTCGTCGTCCATTGCTCAATGGTTGCATAGCCGCTCACATCCGCCCATTTTTTCACGATATCCTCAACAAAGCCCTTGTCTATCTCTGTTTCAAGGGCTGGCATGATTCGCTTAGCGAGATAAGTCACGGCTAATTTCTTTTGATTGAGGTCACCGAAATGGCCATACAAATAAAGCCAAGCGGGATCATGACTAGCAATGTACGCTTCTACCACGCGTAATGCTATCGCATCTTGCGCCACGCGATCCAAATACGTGACGGCATCTGGATTTTGTGTCATGCCTTGCTGGCATTGTAGGTTTACGGACTTAGCGCGCCCTTCAGGTGGGGGAATAATACGACTTAAGCAAGCGTAAGCGGATTCATAAGGAGCTTCTTGAATGTCTTCTGACATAACAAACCTTTTTTAATATCTTGAATGTGCTGGTTCCTCCACCCTGTCATCCTAAAGTCTTTCCCTGCTAGATATTGAATCCAAACAAGGTTCTGTACGGTATTGCGAAAAATAAGCCCTTTACTTTGTTCAAGGGCGGTTAATATTTTTCGCCGTGTGTTGATCTCATGTTCATCTAAAATCAAATTGGCATAATCTTGATAGATCAACCTTGCTCAATCTCTTGGTGATTGCTTGCCGATCTATAGTCATTAAAATCTTGCTCGCTTTTAAACTCCGTCCATCCCGTGATGACTATTTCATCCGTTTTAAGGCCGCTTTCCTTCGCTATTACGTCTAAAATGAAATTTGTAGTGGGAAATCTGCCGCCTTCCGTCCAAATCAAATGATTGCCGCGTGCTAGGCCTGAAGCAAAATGAAATATGAAATAACGGCCAGTACTGTTTAAACTGAGCGTGGCGTGAAGCAGTTGGTCTTTTGCCGCCTTAATGTTGCCAATGAAATCCAAATCTTTTGTGTCTTCTTGGGAGTCACAATTTTCACAACGAACAAAGCCGGTTTCAGCCGCTTCAAGCGCTGCTTCAACGAACGCTATAGCAGAAAATAAATGTAGTATCATAAAAAAAATCCTTAATGCTTATGTTCAATTATAAATTTGAATTCACCCAACTTGGGGTTGGCTTCCATCTTCAACATCACATGCTCGGTGGTATCGACCTCAACTGCCGAAATGGTTAATTCGCCTTTGCTGTCCGCTTGACGACGAACTAACGCGATCAACAATTGATCTTTAAAACTATCGATTGCTCTGGCGTGCTCTGGCGCACCGAGTCTTGTTAAATCTATCCCTTCACTCATCATTCAATCCTCTTGGTTTTTAATTGCGCCTGGTTAAACTGACAATTCTTTTAAGGCCGTTGCTAGGTTTTCGAGCTTTTGCTGTTTTTCGTCGTTTGTATTAAGTGAGGCAATAACGGTTCTTGAGATAACTTCAACCTGTTCAGCCATCTTCATCAAAGCTTCGCCTAATATCATAAGCTCAAGAATTGGATCGCACTCTAATTTAGTGGAACTTACCGGCGCTGGATTGAGTGTTGGCTTAGAATTGATATTCGCTGCTTTTTTAGGTTTAGTTTTAGTTTCGTTCATTGGTTCTTCATCCGTTTTCAAAAATTTAAAATGCCCTGCTTTCTTTATTAAACCCGCATCGATTAAACAATTGATCGCTCTTATCAGGTTGGGCTTTTGAAGAACCACGCCTTTATCGCTTAAATCAGATGTTATGTCGTTGACAGTCATAGGAGTGCTATATGAAACTACGTTGTAAACCTTATTTTCAGTACTTGTAATGTTATTTAACTTTGACTGTAATCGTGCTTTATTCATGCTTTCCCTCATATCTATCGTTGCTAATTTTGGAAAAAACTTTGATCTTCTGCTCTTTTCATTTAATTCGTCACAAGCCATTCCAGCTTGAAAGGCGCTTAAATTCATAATCAGTTCGTGTCGCTTTTTAAGTTTGCTTTTATCCTTATCCGCGAGAATTTTTTCTCCCTCTTCACTCAATTTAGTGGCGAGTTTTCTTGCCCCCGCATCATCAAGATGTTGTCCTGCTTCAAGCAATTCACTCAGTATCGTCATCGGCCATCCCTTCGGGCATCACAGTAATGCGGCGTGCTTCAATCGTTTCGTTCCCATCCATGATCGCTTTAGCAAGGCGGTGCCACCCGTCGGCGATATACCCTTCGTCATCTAATAAAATTGGATACTCCAAGTCGCACTCAATTACTCGCGTTAAATGATGAATGAAGCTTTTAAAATTCTTTAGCCCCCACGGGCTTGCCCCTAAGTAGATCGCTTGTATTGGGATGGTAATCACGGGTAGATCTTTCGAGCACTCAATCAAATTTTTAACTTGGTAGCGCCGGCCGTTCGCTCTGTAGAAATTTTCATTCATGTGAAAATTAATATCATTCACGCCTTTAATTTTTTTAGGCGTTGCCAATTCGTCTTGCGCATTCGTCATACAGCTCTCCAGTGATAAAAAATTCAAGGCGTTCGTTGCAGTCGTCCCAAAGCTCAAGTTCAGTGCCGTAACGTTCCTCAAATCTGAATTTGTAGGGATGACGAGACGTGCATTCGGCTGTATCCATACCGCCTTGGTGGTGATTACCACACAGGGGGATGGTCATGTAATGCGCGTCCGGTTTTGTTTTGCCATCAATGTGATGAGGGCAGGCCAAACTATCGAGTTCAAATTCTCGTAAACAAACAATGCATCCAAGGTCGCAGATTGCAGCGAGCCATTCTTTTTCAGCCTTTCTTGGTGTTTTACCCTTCAGCGCCATCACAATTCCTTTCAACATATTCGGTGTATTTATTGTCTTCTGGTCTTGGTAGCAGGCAGCCTCGTTCGGCGGCCCACATATCAACTTTGTTCATGTAAAAACAGAAAGGTAATGTCTCCATGCCTTTGGTCGATTTAAGATCGCCTTTGATTGTGGTGCGGCCCATTTTTAAATCCCCTTCATAGCCCAAAAATAAATGTCTCATCATTCGGTGCATTTGATCTTTATGAAACGTATGTGTTTCACGGGTAAAATAAATAGCCAAAATCCCCATCCATGTAAAATACAAACCGTTTGCACTGTTTGATCGTCTTCGTTTGAAGTCCTTCCAAGCGAATTCAATTGCAGTCTTCACATTCAATTCAAGCGCTAAGATAAAGCTAATTAATCGACTACGATCAGCTTCTTGGTGTAATACGATTTTATTCATTCTTTGCCGGTCGGCCTCTACCCAATAGTTCGCTTAATGCTGCGTTCCCTGCCCCTTTGCCCTTCAGATGATTCTTGTGCATTGCTTTGTTTTCTTGTTTGATCTTATCCAGACTGGCGTTACCGGTGCCGGATGGCCTAGTTTCAGGTTCTCTGCCGCTATTGCGCTCTTTTTGACGTGCGAGCCCCAACTTACGCCAGTTCTTTCTCAAGCTTGCTGGCCCTTCGATCGCATCCCGCCACCACGAATGATCCATCGCATAATCAAAGAGTGCGCGAATATGTCGCGGGTCTCGACCATCTTGTTCACGCGTAAGCCGGATTTCATTCGCCCAGTTATACCAGTGGGGTAAGCTAATCTCACGACGTTCATTGACGCGCTGATAGATATGTTTTGCGAGCATGACATCGTGCTCATTTCCCCACTTGTGGCCACTGGGTGACACAATGTATCGATCGTCGTCGGGTTCAAGCTTTGGTGCGGGGGCTTTTTCAGGAATTTTTTCGGGAGGTTTTTGGGTATCTGACAATAAAGACTCTGTATTATTAAAAGACTCTACAGTACTGTCCGATTTTGAGGCCGTTTTTCTGTCTGTTTGCGGACGCTTTTCTGTCTGCTTACCTTTGCTTTTACTCCCCTTACTTTTTCTTAAGCCTTTGTTCTTCGTGATCTTTCTGGCCCATTTGTCCGTATTTTTACTTGAAACGGACTGATTTCTGTCTGTTTGGTCGTTTATCCACTCCTCACAATGAGGGTTTGGATAGATGTTTACACCATGCCGGAGTATGAGGTTTTGATCCTCAAGGCGGCGTAAATCACTGCGAATGTGGGTTAAGGCACCGGTGTAGTTGATGGCGGCGGCGATTTCGCGGGTACTGAGTGTGGTGTAGGCTTTTTCGTTAGCGAATGAGCGCGTCAGCACGACATTAAAAATTCGATGGCAACGATCCGATAAGCTGCACTGTGTTAAGGCATTCAGCGTCGTGACTAATGAACGGATGTAATTTATTCCCTCATCGTTTGCGTAGAGCGGGATAACATTTGATGTGTAGTGGGCATCAGAAACCATGATAATCCTATGTTTATTAGTATCTTTTTGGCGTAATAGCTCTAAAAAGATTGTCAATAATAAAGCGATTAGTATTTTTATCAAGTGTCTAATAATCACGCATTTTTGATTTATTGTGATTTAGGTATTATTATGTGCGGTATTAAGACCCTTTAAATTAGAGGCTCAGGTAAGAGCCAAAGGGGTCAATACTAGGATGACAACAACTATGACGGTAATTGATAAGACCTATGTGCGCCAACAGTTTGCGCATAATTTTAGTGCGCTTCTAGACGCTATTCCAAACTACCCAAAGCATGGAGACGGGCGTCAGACCAAGTTAGAAAAAGATTTTAAAACCTCACAGGGCGGCATTACCAAATGGTTTAATGCCGGAGCCACCCCCGCCATGCCGCTTTTGTTGAAAATTTGTGATGAATTTAACGCGAGTATCGATTACCTATTCACCGGTAAAGGCGATATGTTTCGTAGTGACAATCAGAACAGAGTCCACGCTGTGCCTGACTTTGCGTTTCTAACCGACGTTATGATTATGATTGATAAGATACTGGCTGAAGACGACAGTATCTGCCCGCCTGAATCCAAAGCGCGCGTTATTGTGCAAGTTTATAAACTGTGTCAACGCAGCAAAAAAGTTAATATCGCACTCGTTAAATCCTTTTTGACCGTCGCGATGTCGGAACAAGTCGAATAAACCTACCCTTAGATAAAAAATAAATAGCTCTACCCGCTTTGTATAAAAAGCAAATAGCTCCTTGCGCTTTGTTAAATACTCTTTTTGGTGCTAGAGTCCGTGCTCAATAAAAACATGAGCGGGTTTATTTTTATGCAAGCGGAGGCAAACGAAAGCAATTTAGCGCTTTGGGATCAACTCAAAAGCTTTGAAGTAAAGCATACCTCGGTGATCGAAAGGGCTGGTAAATCAAACCTAACGGGCATTAACCAATATCAACCCTTCTTAAAATTAACTGAAGCGTTTGGCCCGATTGGCCAAGGCTGGGGTTATGTGATCAATGAGCAATCAAGCCGCAAAGGGTGTGAATTAAGTCAGGGGTTTAATGATGATACGCTTAATCATGAAATTCTGACTATCGAGATCATGTTTTGGTACAAGACTAGCGACGGCGTTCGTGCTGATTTCGACTGTTTCGGTGAGTGCTCGCTACTCGGCATAAGCGATGACAAGATGACAACCACTCGCAATGCCTATCGTAATGCTCTTTTTGGTGCAATTAAAAATGCTTCCTCGATGCTGGGCTGTAATGCTGATATCTACCTGTCCGAAATAAAGAAACCTGAGTTTCAAGCGCTCTCCTCTGCTGAAAACGCCAAGTCAATCACTAATGATAAGCCTCATGATGCCGACTGGGCCGATGAGCAAATCGCCAGCATGAAAACGTTGCCCACGGTGGAGGCGACAAACCTAGTCTACAAACAGCTTTTAACGCAATGTTTTGATCCCTTCCTGCAAAACCGCATCACTCAAGCTTTCGATGCCCATGTTTTTGACTTGGAGTCTATCTAGTCATGCACTTATTCGAGATAGCCAAAGAGCATCGCGCCGCTTATGACGATCTAAGCAGTTGTGGTATGACGGCGGAGGAAATCGCCGATTCATTAGCCGCGATTGATGCCTCGTTTGACGATAAAATAATTGCCTGTGCCTATGTTGCCCGAAGTCTAAAGGCTGAACTAACAGCGGTAGTTGAAGCGGGGGATCACCTCGACAAGCGAAAGAAAACCCTGACCAACAAAATTGTGAATATTGAAAGTTACATGATTGCAGGGATGGAAGCGATCCAGAAGCGCAAAGTGGATCATGCTATTTTTCCAGTCACGCTAAAGAAGCCTACCAAGGTCGTTTACATATCTGAAAAACATATCCATACCCTGCCTAAGCGCTATCAGAATACAAAAACCACCACCACGGTCGACAAGAAAGGGCTCAAAGAAGCGCTCAACCTTGGCGAGTACATTGAACATGCCAGCTTAATTGATGGCAAACAATCCATTAGATACTGAGGCCGATAATGCTGATACTACGCCGTAAAGAAGACCAGTCGTTCATGATTCAGGCCGGTGGTGCTGAGATTTTGATTTGTTTCTTAGGAATGGATGACAGCGGACGCGAGGGCAAAATTGGTATTGATGCGCCAAGACATATAAAAATTGATCGCACCGAAGTTTATGAAGCGCGTATATTCGCTGAACAGGACGCGGGTTAACCGTGAGATTCACCGCCACTGATTCCACATCCCACGGTACGTATCGCCAAGCGCAGCAGGATGAGGCGCTGGATCGTCCAAGAGGATATAGGCGTTTGGCTGAAGAAAGTAGAGAGGCCGCTTGGTTGTATCGGCATGTGGATTATGTCCCGACATCGATTAGCACTATGTTTATGTCTGATACGCTGAGCCTGTTGGCCTCGCATTTATACGGTCTTGGTTACCCCACAAACGCCATCTTTTACTGCGCAAAAAAAAGCTCTGCGTGTAGCGCGATCTATGAAGATAAATCAGAGGGCGTGAAAGAATGGCGCTCAACTCAAAACTTTGAAATATTCACCAAGCGTACTCACCCTCAACTGCCCAAAGGTAATTTTGCATGACCACTTACACGTTGCTACGACTGAAGACGAACACGCAATGGTCGTGTCGCGATGGCGTTATCAGGGCGTATTTTATGAATATGACGTATCGGCCTACCGACACAGACGAGGACGATCTTCAGATGATCAGCGTAAAAGATTACAGCTATGACCTGCCGGCCTACTTCTATCGGTTGGACAAAGACATTCAGAAACAAGTGTTTGGTAGCATCATTCAAAAAATAACCTACGCGACCACTAAATACAAAAACTAAGAAGAGAAAAACAGGATGAAGCACAACAGGATCTTTATATTTTTATTGCCACTGCTAAGCAGTGGTTGTCACAACGCAATCACCTCCCCTTACCTGCTCTCCGGCTCGACATGGATTGAAGGTAAACTGAATGAAGGACTATGGCTGATTAATCTCGGCCTATTCGTCTATATCTCCGTATACACGCTAACTATCAAGCATTATAAAACGTTAGATTTGTAGTTAGTTTATGCACTATAAAGTGCATTACAATGCGCGCTATAAGCTTAGCTTGTATTTGCGCTACATAACGACTATATTTTGTAGTGTAAATTAACGCTACAAAAGGGATATAGAAAAGATGAGAGTCACAGCAATATTTAATAATAAGGGTGGGGTTGGTAAAACGGCGGTTGCCTACAACCTCTGCTACGAGTTGGCATTAGCTGACAAGCGTACCCTATTGGTTGATTTGGATGAGCAAAGAAACGGCAGTGACGTCTATGTATCGGATGACGCGCCTAACATCAGTGAAGCGCTTCTAAATGCTCGTTACGATCTAACGAAACTGATAGTTCCCGCGACCAGTCCAGAAGGGGAAGAATATAAGAACCTTTTTATAGTGCCTGGTTCTCACTACTTGGCGACGCTTGTGCCGCAATTATCCGTGTCGTTACATAAAGAGAAGCGCCTCGCGAATCTGCTTAAACCTCTCAAGAATCAATTCGACCACGTTATCATCGACTGCCCCCCGTCACTGGGGACTCTCGGAGAGATCGCCGCCTTTGCCTCCGATGACTTTATTATTCCCGTAGAAGGGGGTTCAGATGCAATCAATGGCATCGCTTTTCTTTTGAAGAAAATTGAAGAGGTCAAAGAAACCGATGATATCAATTACATGGTTGTGCAAAGCATGGTTGACGGCCGACAACGCCGGTTAAATAAGGTAAACGATCAAGAGCTTGAGGTGATAAGAGAACGGGTAGCCAAGACAACAATATCCGCCACAGTTTATATGAAAGATAGCAAACGCGAGCAATTGCCGATCGCGAAATATATGCCTCATAGTAAATGCGCAAAGCAGTTCAAGTCATTATCTAAAGAGGTGCTAAATGCCAGCTTCTAAACGCGTTATTAAGTCAAAGCTAACTCAGCACATTGAGGACAAACAAACCTCTGACTCGCCAACGTCAGAACCTAAGCCTGTCAAAACAGGCGCGGTCAAGCCTACGTCGTTTCGTCTACAGCCTGACGACAAAGCCCAACTAACCATTATGGTTATGCGGCTAAGAAAGGCGACCGGTAGAAAAATATCAGAAACAACCGTTATTCGTGCGCTGATTTCGATCGGATCAAAAGCAACAGATGAGCGGCTAATCAAGGAGATTAAAACACTTTTGTAGTTTGTTTTGTAGTGCAAAATGTACCGCAAATATACATACAAAAACACACTACAAACTGAAGTGGTTAAAATCTTATGACAGTTAAAAAACGCCGACGTATCACGATGGAAATAGCGCTCGCAGAGGCTAAGAAATGCACGACACGAACGGAGTTCGCTATAAAGCATTCAGGATCATGGCGATACCTGAGCAAAAGGTTTTTACTCGATGATGCGTGTCAGCACATGACGGGCAATACGATTTGGAACTACGCTCTCGCAAGTAAAGAAGCCAAGAAATATAAGTGTAAAAAAGATTTCAAAATAGGGAGCCACAGAGCTTATCAGCATTGTTCGCGCAACGGCATCTTGAGTGAGGTGTGTTCTCACATGAGAAAGAACATATATTGGACGCCGGAGTTGGTCACGCTTGAAGCAAAAAAGTATCAACACAGAGGTCAGTTTCACAAGGGGTGTGGTAGCGCATATCAGTACTGTCTAGACCACGACTTATTGGATGAAGTTTGCGGTCACATGACGTGTGGAAAACGCTACACGCCGCCAAAGAATGGTCAACCGGCTGGGCGAAAGCCAAACTTGCAGGCTAAGCGAGAAAAAGCACTACGTGAATTGCTTTGTGTTCATAAATGGTCAAAACCGCGCAGAAACCAGCACGGCATTAACTCCACATGCTCTAAATGTGGAAAAAAACGTACTACAAAATAGGATGACATTTCGATGAGCGAAAAAAATAGAAAGCTAGTTTTGAATATAAGCGAGCACACCTTTCAATATCTAGAAGTACTGGCGTTTGGTTTGAATTGTGAGAAATACCCAAACGATAGAAAAAATGAAGCGCTAACTAAGGGCTTTAATAAAAAGGATGATCATTTTGCCCCCTTAGTTAGTCGCTTGCTTGAAGATGTGGCGGCGTCATTGGCGACCGGTACTCGTAGACCAGGATCATGGGAGCGGGATGTGATCTCGTCACTCACGGGCTGGGAGGGAACCGTCAATAAAGGCATGTTTGGGAATTTGGTTGAATTGCCCGACCCCAAATATATCGTTGCAAATCATAAAGGCTAGTGCTCACTACATTAGCGTATAAAAACAACATTAACTTAGGAATAATAATCATGAAAATTGAATCACCAAATTCTGCTGGAACCCTCCTTGCGTTTTTTAAAGCAAATCCCAGCGAGTGGTATAACAGTAAACAGGTAGCCGAACACCTTGGCGGCGAAAAGTTGAAAAATATCACGCCACTTGGTGTGTTATTTAACGCCGGTAAATTAGATAAGAAAAAAAATCCAGACGGGGCAGGGGTGTTATTCAAACTAATGGAGCCCAGCGCGCCTACTAAAAAAGCCGTATCAATAAAAAAACCTAAAGCAAAACCTAAAGCAAAACCTATCGAAGCAACGCTTGTACATGCTGAGCAAGGGCAATCATCTTACCCTGCCTATAAACCCAGTCACGATTTAGAAATGGCCATGAATTCACTTGGTAAGATCGCCGCCGACGGTGAAAAATATCGCCACGTATTAAGGCAACTAAAACAAATTATCGACAATGCATTAATAGAGGACTAGGCCATGAGCTTACCTGCACAGCAAGAACAGATAACAGAAATGATAAAGGCGCGCATATATAAGAACTGCAATATGACCGCCATCGGCAATAGTGAACGCAAATTGAAAGATGTCGCTATTGATTTGATCAACGCAAGCGGTATGGATCACGGAGTAATCGCAGATGGATGTTTTCTATGCTCATCCACAATTACTCGCCTAATTGATGGCGAAACTATATCACCTCAAAGCGAGACCATTGAACGCATCTATCGCTACTTTGACCTAACGCTAACGCTCGATGGAACGCCGATTAAGCGAGAGTTTTTGAATAGAAAGAAAGTGGTGGTGGATTAATGGAAATTAAATTGGAATATAGCCTGAAGAATGGAAAGAGGGTAGGTGAAAAGAACATGCACCTAATCACCTGCAAGGTGGATGCTGAAATGGATTATGGGACAGGCAAAGTCAAGGATTGCCACGCGACATACAAAATCAAAAAAGAGTCCGAAGGATTTATTTTTAGAGAGGTCAACCTTAACCATGGAATGGGGCATTACCCAACAGTTAGGGAACTGATAATTGGCGCGCTCGTAGACAAATATAATCGCGAGTACACAATTCATATAGACGATGAGTGAGGATATGGAAATGGAAGATTCAAAGGAAAAAGTAAAAATCATAATCGAAATGACGGAAGCTCAAGCAGAAGCCACGGCAGAATTCTATAAACGAATGGGCCATGATGATTATCTGCTCAAGGCTAATGAATTCCACTCTACAGAATTGGAAAATATGAAACGTGGTGGCAATCGAATTCGTGAAGCTTTGGCTAATGCGGGTTTTGACCCACGCTGAATATCTTTAATATTTTTAATATCACTAATCAGAATAAGGATAAAAATAATGCCTAAAATAAAATTACACTGGGATCAAAAAATCCAACATAGCGTGGTTTTGGATTTGCGCGACGATGAAATGGAAGCCTTTCTTCAGGACTTAAAAGAGCGCTCTGACGTAGTATTGAGAAACTTGTGTTGTTCTGAAAAAACAGAGGGAGAATCTGATTGTGAGTTGATGGACTTCGATCTAGAAGATGAAGCTTTTAGCTAGGCTTCTTTCTGTCAAACAGGAAAAGTAAGAAATGCAAATAATTTGGATAAATAAAACATTTGAAGTCCAAGGTGAAATAATCGAAATTGATTATGAAACCTATCGAGATTTGAACACATTGGCTGCAAAGTTTTGGAAAGTTCTAGGATATGAAGCGAAAGGGTATCACGACTTTTTTAAGGCTGTATGCCCTCAAGAACATAGCATGTTTGCAATGGCTCTAGAAGCTTACACCCACGATTTTTTAGTGGGTTTGGATTAACCAACTTTAAGATTTGTCGTTATAGCGTTTTAATTTTAGGGGAGATAGTTTTGGATAACTTAGAAATATGCCACCGTATTGCAGAAATTGAAGGCGTGCACTGCAAAATAACTGAAGAAATAACAAGTCGAAGGGACGTGTTCTGGGAGCGTCATCAGCAAGGCCTTGTTAATTTCGTTAAGATCCCCTCATTTGAGGATCTATACAACCCAATAACAAATGATGCTTTGTGTTTTGAATTGATGGTCAAGTATGCGATTAAAGTATCTCCACGAATTGGCAACACTACGGCAACATGGACAGGAGGAAATATTGAATCAACAGGAGATAAACACACTAATAAAGCAATTTGCTTGGCAATACTTGAGGCGTTTAACAGGATTTAATTTGTCGTTTAAGCGTTTTAATTTTTCTAATAGGAAAAGCTAATCATGACAGCGTTATGTGCTCATTTAAAAGCAAGCTGTATCGATACTAGACGTCATAAGGACGGTTATAGAATAAGGCGGTATAGGTGTTTAGATTGTAACGAGCGTTATTCGTCAGTTGAAGTGGTTGTAGGCCAGCTGGTAAAGGGCAAAGGGCCGTCCCCGTTGGATCTCCTAAAAAAGAAGCTTTGCCAAGATGAAAATCAATTAAAGCGAAAATGGCTTAATGCAATGATAGAAGAATTGCCAAAACAATGAGCCAATTAGATCCCATTGACTGTTGTATTTGTCACACGTCCTTTACGCCCTTATCAAAGCGCAGAAGAACATGTTATGACGATCCAGCTTGCAAGGAAGAGTTGAAACGAATTAATAAAAACGCATCTTACAACAGACGTGTAATAGAATTAAAAAACAATCGAAATTTACGTAATTCATTTTTGAGGTGAGTAATGGATCAAATAGACCTTTTCGTGTGTGATTTGTTCGATGTTTCGTTTAAAGACGACTTAGAGTCCATGTCTGCACCTCTTTACAGCTTAAGCAATACAGCCGCTAAAGTTCAAGAGCATGAAATTGATAAGCATATTCGAGTTTATGAAGATGACAGGGTGAAAATAAAAGTTACGCCTGGTCTTGAGGTTGGTCATGCCACGATTCATGACAAAGATGTGATTATCTATTGTATGAGTCATTTAATGGCGGCTAAGAATAGGAATGAGCCAATAGGTAAAGATGTGCTGCTGATAGCTCATGACCTTCTCATGACGACTAATCGTACTGGAAAGAGACCTAAGCCTTCGGCTGATGACTATGATCGCTTATTGGCGGCTTTACGTCGCTTAAAGCACACTAATATAGAGATTGTTTTAAAAAACGAGAAGAGTGAAACAAAGCGTATCCGGTCTTTTAACCTTCTTGATGATTTTGACGTGGTTAGAACCGATGATAAGAAAGATGGTCGAATGCTCAGTATTAAGCTTGAATTGCCCTCTGTCCTGCTTGAGTCGCTAGAAGATCCCAAAAACTTTGCCACGATTAATCCTGATTACTTCAAAATCAGAGCAGCGCTAGATCGTCGTTTGTATGAATTAGCGAATAGGCATTGTCATAATCAAAAGAAATGGCCGATTCGTATAGAGAATCTTCATAAGCGATCGGGGTCGGTTGAAAACCTTATCGGATTTAGGAAGCAGCTTAATAAACGTATCACAGCGAACTTAATCCCTGATTATAAATTAACGTTAGTTGATAACGTTGTGATAGCGAGACCAAAACCGATGCCGATTGGATCTTTAGCCAAAAAACACAAGAAAAAGCCGTTATGATCAATAAATGATCAAAGTGTCTCTTACTATTATAAAAAGATCTATTAACATGTTAACAAGTTATTTAGTTATGCACCGCTCAAATCCCTTGCTATCAAAGGGCTATAAAGGAGCGATGGGGACGAAACCACGTAGATGTGGGGACGAAACCACGTAGATGTGGGGACGAAACCACGTAGATGTGGGGACGAAACCACGTATCGCTTGGGGACGAAACCACGTACCCATTAACACCTTAACCACACCTTTCCACACCTTTATACACAGAAGCAGGGGATAAGTTTCATTCAGTAAGTGTTGCGAATAGTCAAGCTTAGGAATGCAGCGAACACAATTATTGAACGAACACCGTTCGTTCGGGGTATCCCTTCTGCTTAGCATAGGGGGTAGGTCTTTTCAATATCACTACTAAGCAGTGATATTAATTTTCAACCTCTTGCTTAGTAGAGGCTAGCTCTTGCTTAGCACAGGTAGAAAAGAAAATCACCGCAGTTGCAACGAATTCACCGCAGTTGCAACGTTTTTAACCTTAAAAATTCCTGATAAACCTACAAGTGCGACCCGATAAAACCGATTTATTTAGATCGCACATTGCTGATCTACCAACACCCAAAACAAACATAGTCTAGAGTAATCTCTAAACTATATAAGAAAGTAGTGGCTGAATTCATCACAATCCTATACAGTTTAACGGTAAATCAAACCTCTAAACTAGACATCAAGGAAGTCGTACAAAAAATGACCGTTTATGCCTATATAAGAGTCAGTGACTCGGACAAACAAGATTCACGCGCTCAGCGCCATGCTATTTCAAAATATGCCACTGAAGAGGGCTTGCTCATCCCAGCAAAGAACTTCATCGAACGTAATGTCTCTGGATACAATACGACGATCGAGCAAAGAGGCTGGTTAGATTTAGCAGGCAAGCTAAACAAGGGGGATATTGTTTTGGTGTCGGACGTGGCGAGGATTAGTCGCCAAAAGCCGATGGCGGTAGTCGGCTTAGTTCAAGCCATTATTGATACGGGGGCGCAGATTGTTTTTTGTTATTCCCGAACAGTAATTGATTCCTCAGTTGAAAATGAGGCCAGTACGATGTTTTTATTGCTAGGTGAAGCCTTTGGGGCGATGAAATTATCAGAGGGAAGGGCACATAAAGCAACCACCGCGTGCGAAATTAGAAGCAAACGAGGATTAACCAACGGTCGAGCCATTGGCGCGATTATCAAAAGCAAATTAGATATCCATGAAAGCGACATTATTATGGAGCTCAACAACGGAACATCACAGGTCAAAGTAGCAGAATTGTTTAACGTTGCACTTATGACGCTGCGTACTTGGATAGAAAAGCGACACCAACTCAGAGCGCTTGCTCGAAGTCATGGCATTGAAGCAAGACACCTAATGCAGATAAAAATAGAACTTAAAAAATTGGAACGTAAAAATGCTTAACTTTAAAACACTAGAAAGCTCAAACGCATACGAAATATTTTATGACGACAATCAGAATAGCAAAGCCATTCACTGCAAGGTGTGCTTAAAATCAAGCTACAACCAAAATGACGTTAAAAACTACTATTGCGGATCGTGCAAGGCATTTCATAAAGACAGAGCAGCACTCCCACCGCTTATTGTTGATCGATACAATAGTGTTGTAGTCAGAAAGCAGACTCAGGACATCGCACGAACCATCGATTCCTTGAAAAGATTTAGATACGACCTATGCGACGCGATGGAAACGAATGTTGTGCTAAGATTGAATGATACTATTACAGATTTAGAAAATCTAAAGCAAAGATTAAAGGCAGCATTAAGCGAGGTGGCAAATGGAGTTTGACTCACACAAACAAGTCTTGATCGATCAAATGTCACCGGTGATCAAAGAAGTGATGCAAACCGATGGGCTTTTTGAGGCGATCGTGAACAAATGCGCGGCGGAACAAGTAGACTATTCTAGAATGCTTAATTTTGCGCTGTCGCTCATGCAAAACAACATAAGTGACGAGCGGTGTAAGCAAGTGCTATTTAATCAAGTCGTTGCTCAAGGTCTTCACGCGGGGCATGATTACGAAGAAACGCTTGAAATGGCAATCGTTGTTTTCTCTACCTATCATGACCGATTGCTCGATAAAAAAAGAGACTATCGACACCGCATTAGAAATTGTACGATCGGCTAAGCCATCGCACTTTCTTTAACTAACTCGACAAGCATTAGCTCATTACCTTCAATCATCCAGCTTACGTCCACTTTTCCGACTGTAAGCTTGTTGATTTCGAGTACTTCCGGCTCATCGGGGAAACAGTTTTCAGGTAGCCCCGTGTAACACCCCGCTACGGCAGGCTCAAAATCGAAGTCCACTTCGACATCGATCTCGCTGGCCAATAGTTCTATAGAGATAGTTTCGTTATGACTCGTCATTGGCATTGCCTCTAAAGTTAATTCGTTTTCTAAGAAAGTTGTAGGTGTCGGGTAAGTAAATGCCGTTCTCGAATTTCTGACGACGCTTAATTCGACTCATCATTGATCGCACAATACTGTCGGCAAAGATCGCACGGGTCGGGTACTTCTGAGTGAACTCAATCATTTCATCCAACAACTGCTCACGGCTCGTGTCGTCGCCATCTTCGGCCGCTTTGGCATAGTTTCGCAGCATGGTTTTACGTTGCTTCTCTATTCGCTTCTGTGCGTTTTTAAAAGCATTGGCTTCCTTGTAATAATCGCCCACTCGCGCCGGCGCGATACCCGCAGCTTGGCCCACTAATTCCGGTGCCGTAAATTCCTGAATCAATTCATTGCCGTTGTAATCCACCAAGCCCTCATCCGCATAACGCCCTGATCGCATGACATCACGTACTGCTTTAGGCACAAGACTCTCGATGCCGCGTTCAATATTGCCTTGTGAAATATTGTCGACTCCTCGTGCATAATTGCTGAGTAATCCCCCCATTGGGCCGGCCACCATCCGCATAATAATGTCGCCGGTGTCTCTGATTTCAGAGTCGCGGTCGTTGCTCATTACCAGTAGGCCGTCTAATTTCACCCGACTATGCAAATCAAATGGCGTCAACGCATTAATGGTGCCTTTCATCAACGCGGTTGCGGCGGTTTCACCAAGATTTTCAGCTAACCAAGAACGCGCATCATCTTCAAATTCGTAGGGCTCATCGTCATCATCACGGAACAAGTTGCCCATTAATAAAATTGGCGCTTGAACTAACCACGGCAGACCTAAGAACCCCGCCACCACAAAATGTAGTGCCAGAATGCCCGACAATTCCTTGCGTGCTTCCCGTTTAATCTCTTTGGTCTCACCTTTGAGGCTTTGATGCGTATCACGAATTAAGGTGAACAATATGTGTTGCGAGTACTGCCGGAACTGTGTGAGCACTTTCACCACATCATTCTTCATGAATTGTGAGCGGTTCGTGGAGGTGTAATTAAAGTGACCATCGTTAATCATTTTTCGGGCGTAAATCTTAGCCGCCTCTTTGTCCACGCCATTTTTCACCGCAATACGATACGCTGCCAGTGCTGCGACTTCTCGGTTCAAGGTCTCGGCATTATGAAAGAGGGCAGAGCTATAGCGCATAAATCGTGTGGTTTTTTCGCTTAAATTACCCTCTTTACTCATACGGGTATCGGTTTCAGACAGTTGGGCCAATGAGTGGGCTTGTGTGGTGTCGATCGTTCCTTCACGGATCAATTGAATCAACATCGCTCGCTCATCGTTTTTAATCTCCTGACTCCGGCTTAAGGATTTCCACGACTCATAAGTTCCCTTCTTGAAAGGCGCGCGGGTATATTGCAATAAGGCTTTGTTCAATTCCTTAAAGGCGGCCTTCAGCCCATACTTAGCGCCAATTTTCGGCGCGACAATTAAGCCGGTTTGGGTCAAATTGACTAAGCCAGCCCCCAAACTAAAGCCCAAATACATCACAAACCCAAGATTGCCGGCATAGGCTGTCCAAGGCGAGGCGTCCGGATTCATGATTTTATGGTGGCGTACGCGCATGTGATTCGCAACATCACGCGCAACGTCCCCCTGGTCTTTTCTAATCGCGCTTTTTTCCGGTAACTTTTCAAGGGTGTCGACCTCATCCGTCATCGCATCAATTTCATGCTGCATTAAATCAGCGTGCTTGATACGGGTAAGATGGTGTGCACCATGAAAGGCGGTGTGTGAGAAGGCACGACGTGAATCCTGTGAAAAACCTTTGATCTTTTTACGATGGATCGAATGTTTTAGCGAACTGACATCTGGCATCATTTTCAAAATCAGCTGATTAATATCGTCCTTCAGGTCGTCTTTCAGGTCTTGGAACCGTTCCCCGACTAAATGATCATCGAGTAAACTGAACACTTCCGACCCAAAGGCCGGTACGTCGCCAAGGTCGGTTGGCACAAACTCTTTCGTCTTTGTTTTCGTCACAACATAACCAAGATCCTCAAACTTACTGGCCTGATGATCACGCGCGGTGCTGTTCTCAAAATGTTCACGGATATATTCATCACCCTTCTTGGCAATTAATACAAAGTCACCAAAACGAGAAAGCGGAAAGTAAGGGCCGTCTTTTAAGCGTTTCATAAAGATCGCCTCAACTTCCTCTTTGGCCACGTCCGACGCTTCCGGATCATCATTAAAGGCACGGTCAATACGATCGAGCACGGCTCGCTTTTGATCTTCCCATTGCTTATCAAAGAAACCTTTCACCGCCTGATACACTTCAACGGCTTCATCTGACATGGATTCATAACGATTACGCAAGACAGGGTAGGCGAGTCGGCGCTGGTTCTCGTTATCGAGTTCACGCATGAGTCGCTTTTGTTCGCCTTTGAGCGATAACATGGCGGCCTCACTACTGTCCTTGAAAAAGTCAGCATGATTTAATTGCTTCTGGATGGTGTCTAAGCGCTTGTTGATCCCGACGACATTCACTCTCGTTGTGTAATTGCGATCGGGATTCAGGCCCATAAATGTCGCATCGAGCATTAGATCTGACATGATTTCACTTTCTTTAGGGCTCAATTTGTCCCATAACTGATTAATCATTTCAGCATCGTGCATGATGTTATTGCGCACGGCATCCATGCTTTGCAGTAACTTCGCATACTCCGTCAAAGGATTACCGGCTTTGATCTGATCAAACACCGATTTATAGACCTCTTCAATCTGCAAGCCGGTCATCAAATTAAGCATCACGGCACGACGATCTTTCGACATCGCCATCAAATCATCAAGCTTTAAGTTACGAATGGCATCCGCTTTATGCTTAACAACGCCACCGGCCGCATTCATCTTGTCACGAATGCTTGCTGGTTTTTCGTCCGGCGCATTACGTCGTCGGCTAAATTTAGGACGACTCCCAGCTTTAGCGCCCACTTGCGAGGCTTTGTTTATTCTTTTCAGCAAG